TACTACCAAAACGCTTGTTCCTAAACCGTAGGGCAATCTCATTGATTGCAAATCCATAACGGTTAAAGCTAGCCATTTGCTTGATATAAGACAGCCAGCTTTGGTCCATATCATTCATCTGTTGCTCAAGGAACAAGGCTTTGTCTTTAAGCTGCTTTTCATATCCCTTTGGAATGCGTACTTTCCATTTAGCTTCTGCAATCTTTCCCTCAACAAACTCAAGAGAAGGATTAACAGAACTGTCTGTGCTCATTTCCTTAAATGTGTGATAAGCACGAGGCCAGCGTAATTCCTTCTGACAATCGTCCCACACTCTACCACCAAGGGTTACAAGTCCTGTATATCCTGTTTCTCCATACACCATTGCTGGGACTTTATTATCCCCCGTCTCTAGTTTGAGGGGGATGGGTGCATCACCCGTACTTTCTGCCATCTCCTCTCCTTACCGTTCAAATGGGGTACGTACTGTCAGATTAACAGACGTTAATCCAGCGGCCATGTTTGGAATATTTACTCTTGATGCTAAGATTGAAATGCAGTCTGAACAACTATCCACTATGTCGTCATGTCCCATCTCTCCGCCGCGTCTCTTACCTGTGAAAGCCTCAAGTTCTCTGTAGACGAAGCTATTATCTCCATCAACTTTGTTTTCATAATCATAACCACAGCCCTTTAAGAATGAGATATGACCATTCATAGCTAATGAAGAGAATGGACGGAACCTATCTAATTTACTTTGTGTAGTCTTAAGTGTACGTACTCTATATCCTTTCTCACTAATGCCTCTTGTAAGCAAACTTGTTGCCACTTTAGCACTAGCTCCAGGGTCGAGAGGAATAAGAATCTCAGTATTAAATCCATCTCTCTGAGCATTCTCTAGAATGAACTTTTCCCAGTCTCCATAAAGGATACGTGTACGCTGCACATCGTGTACAAAGTAATCACCATTCTTTAACTTACTAATCCTTGCACAAGCTGTATAGTCAGGGCTGGGGTTAGATGAAGACTTTAGCGTACCAGCAAAGTCGTATGCTCTCACTGTACGCAAGATTTCATTAGCTGGAGGTTCTTCTGTAAGCTCTCTGCACCATTCTCTTTGGAAGTATGTAGAACCAGTCTCACGCGCTGTCCAATCCCCCAACAGAAGCCTACGTCGCTCTACATCAGGCAATGCCTCAAGGGATGCCTTGTAGTTTGGGTTGGATTTCATTAGTGTGGGGTTATCGCTGATATTTCCGAGAAGGACTTGAAATGAGATTGGTCTAACCTGATCTTCATGATCTTTATCTAATTCAGGCTTCTTATACTTCTCGTAGAGTTCCTCCCAAGAGTCTCCCCAAACAAGATCACCTTGAATACGAAGCAGCCAGCGTGTTAACCCATTCTTCTCTGGGTCAGGTAGGCCATATTTCTCATGACCTTCTGGATATAACCACCACTTGACCCAATCAAACAAGAAGCTATCAGGGTCAGGGTTGCAGCTAACCCACATACAAGGCTCCATCTTTGCCTCTGTACGTAGTCGAGAGAATAACCACCAAAGGTGAGCTTCCTCAGCATGTGTACCTTCGTCATAAAATGCACTAGACATCTCAAGACCTTGATACAAATCACCAGCTCCATCATTCTCGTAGTGAGAGAAGCTAATAGACGCTCCACTTGGGAATACAATCTTCTGATCTTTAGTCTTACGCTCAACAGCATATCCAGCTTTCTGGTAAAGTCTCATAGCTTGTTCAAACAAACCACCAGCTTTCATAATTGCTGTACTGTTCTTACGAATACAAAACCCACGATAATCTGGGTCATGTACAAATCTTAAATGTCTCATCAATCCAACGTAGCTTTTACTACTACCCTAACTAATTTGACGGACGCTACCCCGTTTCCAATCTTTCGATTGTAATTGGACCATCTCTTGAATACACCTGAATGTATTCCCTCCTGTTTCGAATGCGCTTGCATCCTACTTTACTCGCTTCCACATTACTGTGTGCTTTCAATGGCCTCTGCTCGTTCCCATAAGGGCTTCGATCAGGATTGACATAGGACAGCTACTATCCCTTAGTTTTCCCTGAGTTAAAGAGGTTTAACGTGACCAGTATTGTTTAGCCGCGCCACCGACGATAAGAATCTTCGCGTTGGATTTTAAATACTTCTCTTGGAATGGAGACTGAGGACGAACAATATTGTCGTCTGACATTTTATCTCCTTATAACGTCGAGGGAAGTGCTACCATAACAAGTAAATGTTATATTATATAGTCTCCCTCTATTGATATTCACAGTTTAATACATTATCTCTAATAAGTCAATAGCTTGACAGACAAGGCTAAATTAGAAGTTGAGGTATTGGCTTGTCAGCTTATTGCGATCCCTGCCTGTTTGATCTGTTACACGCTTTACCTCTGCCTTAAAGTCATCCCAAGATAGAGCTTCCAATTCTTCTTTACTCATCTTTTCTTTGGCCACTTCAAGACTAAAGCCACCTTTGACTACTGGAATCTCTACAGCTCCTGGTAGCACCTCTACACCACCTTCACTCATATTGAATACACGAATGCTGGCGTTAGCTACGTCAGGGGCCTTGTCAGCTTCAAGCTCCATATACACAGTGTGAGGGAAGCTCATTTTAGGGAGTTGGCTTTCTTTCTTGGTAGCACCAAGATTAGCTAGCTTGATAATATTTTCAATGAAGTTAAAACCAATTGGATCACTACCTTTTACTACGAATTCATACAATGCCACTTTATTTCTCCTTTAGATTTCGATTGTACCGTTAACAATATAACCTTGGTTGATATACACTCGACCGTCAATCACTACAAATGGTTTGGGCTCTGATTCTTCGCCCTGATTACAAGCATCGCAATCACAGCCTTTATCATAAACAACTTCTTCAAGATTATCTACACGAGCTTGAAGGCTTGCAATAAGCTCAAGTACTTCATCACTAACATCAACATTTACTGTCACGTTACTAACTGTTGTCAATTCATATCTCCTAGTGTTTAAGATTAGATTCAACCATATCCATACTAAAATTAGTAGGGACTGGCGGCTCAACTTGATTGTCTTTCACTTCATCAGCGCTCGCGGGATCTTTCCCTTCAAGGTTGATAATAGCAAGTTCTTCTTTCAGGCAAGTATTATTGAAAGACTCAATAGCTTTGATTACAAACTTAGCTGTCTCAAGGCGAGTCTTATCAATTTGATCCTCTTCCTTTCCAGCAGGCTTAAGGCTTAGCTTGATAATCTCAATACAATCAGCTTGAAGACCATACAGGTGCGTGAGGGTTTGCCGCATACGAGAACGTCGCTTGAGGTTCTTCTTACCCGGAGTGCGTCCTTCTGGATTAGCTGATTCTCCAGCCTTCCAGTGTGTTTCTCTCTTATTAGGAAGAGGGCTTTCACCAACATCTTCTAGATCAGACATATTAGTTATTCCTTTATTCTTGTGTATATTGGCGAGTATAAGGCACTTGTCTATCATTTGTCAAGCTATGATAGGAAATAACTATTTGACTTTATTCTAGGCAAAGAAAAGCCCTCATACAGAGGGCTAATTTTATCTAGATAGCAATGCGGTTAGATTGTAGACTTCGAACTCTCCGATACTAATGTAACTACCATTTCCGGCACCATTAACTTTCAGATAGAACTGTATTTGTTGAGTTGTCGCAGGCTTGATCTTGAACATCATTCTCTGGGCAGGAAAACTAACAACAGACCCATTAATGTGGCTTACTTCAACACCGTCAACTCTAATAGTCAGAAACGTCTGTTGTGGGCTTAGTCCAGAATTAGTGTCTACAACACAGCTAACGAGAAGTTCATCATTAGCTTGCCACCCTGATGTGATTGTCTTATACAAGTAAGGGTTTCCTGTCGCTGATGTAGATGTCAGTCTTGCCATCTTACCAACAAAGGGAGATAGTGCATCAACTAAAGAGCCGGAAGCTGTTCCAGCTAGAGCCCACCCATCAGGCACACCATCGGCATTTGCATCAGTGAGCATTAGGCAATTCCCACCGGATATGCAGTATCCTGCAAGACCTGAACTATTACTTCTTGGGCTGAACTGGGTGACTGACTCTCCCTTTATAAGAGAAACCATATCGCTTTTAGCTGTTATAGCAGCAGCAAATGTTGGATGTACGCTGTCTGCTGTTAGTCCTACAATCCACTCACCTGTGGCTGTTGAAATAACATTCTTCCACGGATCATATATACTTATATTGTATTTTGCAGCCAAAGCTTGTTCTACTGCTATATATGTTGTTACTTGGGCAGCTTTCGTTGTAAGCGGTGCAGATGTAACAAGGATCGGTGTGATACCTCTGCCTAGAATATTGATAATAATAGCTTCCATATTCTGTCTATGGGTAGTCACGGAAACAGCATTCAGTCCGTCATTACTTCCCTCCATAATAAAGCATACATCAGAATCTGACGGTACATCTGTATTAACGCGGGCTAACATCATAGCGCTAGTATTTCCAGCAACACCTCCATTCCTAATCCATGTCATTCTTGGACCAGAAGATAAAATAGCTTGATCAATGAAGGAGATACCACTAACTCCAGCAAAAATAGAATTACCTAGTGTGCTAGCTCTGAGAGGAATTCCATTACTTCTTTGAATCAGCCTATTTTGTCCTTGATTCCTCCCATATCTAAAGTCTGCTTGGTTCTTTGTTAAGGCAGGCGCATCCAATATACTCATATTTCTCCTAGACCACTGTAATTTCAGGTTGGGATGTTACAGCTCCGTTTAAGTCTCTTGATACTAATGGTTGAGTAATGGTTTTAACTGGGGAGGAGATGTATGTTGCATGCCATGAATCAATGGCACCTGGGTAAGTACTACTTGCAACATCAGTTGTAAATACCCCAGGTGTTCCATCGGGCCATGTAATATTTGCAGAAACAATTGCTCCATTAACGTCTCTTACTGAACTATTCAATCTGAAAAGGCTACCATATGCCCAAGATAGAATATCTTTATTTATTGAACTTTGCTGTGAATCGAATGCACCTAATTTTACAGCCTGTAAAACACCGAGCTTAGCTACTACTTCATATAATTCTTCTTTATTCATAATACCTCCAATATTTTAATAATATTAGCATTATTGTTTTCGCTAAGTCAATAAATGTTATAAAATGTCAGGCAAAGAAAAGCCCTCCAGCAAGGAGGGCTAAATAGGCTGATTTTAATCTTTTGGTTTATTCTCAGCCTTTGCTTTATCGACTACAGACTGTAGGTATCTGGCGAATTTATTAGCCATTCCCACAAAAGGATTACCATCTTCCGTTAAAATAAAGGATCGATAAGCTGTCATAAAGATATACTCATCCTCTGTCAAGTCATCGAAAATATATTTCTTAGGAGTTTGGCTGGTCTGAGCGAGAACCTTTTGTACAGAAGGGTGATTGATAATAGCACCAAGCTGTCCAGTCTGTTCTAGTTGGTGTACGATCAAACCAATGTAGTCAGCATTCATTATTTTTCCTTTTTATATTTAGAAAGAAAAGCCATCTCGTCAGAAATGTCGTGAAGCAGCTCAGCTAGTGCAGCTTTTACTTGATCCTCAAACTCAGCTACTTCCTTCATTATTTCTCTTATAGCGTTGGCTATACTATTTAAGTTCTGACGTTCACCGGGTTTGCAGTTTGTGCTCCAGTCGTTGTTGCACCGCTGTTCCCTACAATTAAATTACTATTAGTAGCTACAGCATTTTGCAAGTTACCCATAAGACCAAAAATACCATTCAACAGAATGGTTTGTTGCTGTTGTTGGGCTTGGGTCTGCATTTGTTGGGCATTTGCGGTGTTAGTGTTTGTAATGGTAATTTCAGTCTCGCGTGCGCGATTAGTGAGGCGATCTTCAAGAGCAGCAGATTGTGCAACGGTCAATTGACGTTGCAGCTCACTAATAGCATTAGATGTAATCAGTGCACGAGTTTTCTCGCCATCATCTTTAACGATAGTAGCAATAGAAAACTGAGCGTCTTTAGTGGCATTCAGATTAGCTACACCGTAGGCAGCCACACTTTCCTTAATAGAAGTCTGACTTGCGAGAGAGGCCGCAATTGCATCACTTACGTTTTTGTTAATCAGCGATTGGCCATTGATAGTAGCCATAGTGCCAAGGTTGATCTGGTTAACTACAGCAGCCTGAGCCTGGGCTAGAGCTAACTGAGATTGCCCTTCGGCAAGGGGAATAGATGCTTTAATATCACCAAGGCTCTGCATCACAGTCGTATTTTGCAGAGCATCGGTAACACCAACTAAACTAGCCGACAACATAGCAGGGGTGACTCCTACAGCAGCTTCAGCGACAGCACCATTCCCCAAGAGACCCCCACGATTGCCTAGCAATGCTCCACCAAGAATACCACCCAAGAGGCCAGCTCCCAGACCTGCCCCGGCTCCAGCACCTACGCCAGCGCCATCATTACGATTACCACCAGCCAGCATTGCTGCGATAAGACCCGAACTATCTTCCATCTCTGTTTCCTCTTTATTATAATTATTGTAATACTTCATATCTTTTGCAATATGCTCTTTCACTGTCTCTTTTAGTCCATCCACCTTATCGCCTAGCTTAAGGAGATGTTCTTGGACACTAGAAAGGGCAGAACCATCTAACATTTCGTCTGCCATATTATTTCCTACAGATAGCTGGAAAACGTCCAGCAAGCGTCTACGCCAATATCAGCGTAAATTCTTGGAGACTTTATTGATGCGTAATGTTTGGGAGATACATAGAAAGGACTTCTATGTCTTTAGAATAGAAAACCCTTGCATTGCACAAGGGCTGTTGCCGACAACTCTTTTAGATTTGGCCCGCTGCACGTTGAGAGGCCAATACTGCATTAATCTTTGATACGATGGCTGTGATAGAAGTTTGTGCTGTAGCAATATCTGTCACCGCCTGAGCTGGAATATCGGCTACTGCGGCTGCTTTCTTAACAGTGCCAAGTACGGAAGTAGTGGCTGCTGGTGTAGGAGTACCAGAAAAGAGAGCATCGAGATTGCCCTGTCTAGCGCTTCCAAGTGTTCCTAGTTTAGATAAGCTATCTACAAGCTGATCACGGGTTGTTACTGCCATTGTTAGCTTTCTCCTAGTGGATTATTGTTTTAGTAAGAATTCGTTGCTCCCACGTACACAAATGGAAGGCTTTAAACTATCGTCATAATTCTTTCAGTGGCTTTTAGCCAATTAGACAATCTTCGTCAAGACTGAATGTGTTCTTTGAATTCTGTGGCTGCTACTTTTCGATTGCGCGACAGCGAACGCCCAATGAATATTGCTACATGTTGCTTCCCAGCAATATACACTTCCGAAGAAGCGAGATAGGACCACCTCCTAAGACTACCATGAGATGTCATGGCTTCAGGGAGTTGCAATATCAGCCGCATGTGGCGGTCACTTGTCTTTTATCATTCATGGTTGGATTTGAACCAACGGCCGTGGAGGTAGAAACTCCATGCTCTATCCAGACTGAGCTACATGAATATTTGGCGAATCAGCTAGGACTTGAACCCAGACTACAAGGCTTTGGAGGCCTGCGTGCTGCCATTACACTACTGAGACGTTGTTTGGAGCAGCTATTCAAATTCGAATTGAAACTTGATCGGTGGAAGCGACCCGTGCTAACCGTTAAACACTATAGCTGCAAATAAGATACCATCTCCAATGGAGGACAAATCACTCTCTTTTGAAGATGGTAGCAACACACTTCATATTGTCTGTAGTCTAGAGGAGAAGCTATTCTACAACGCGTCAATGAAGCGTAATGCTTGTTGAAATTGTTGGGAGAATATTGTTTCTCTCCCGTATATGCACATTATAGCAAATCATACTTTAGGTGTAAAGAGCCAATGTCTTAATAAAAATAATTTAGTTCTTGACACTAATATTTGCTAGATATCTGGTCTTACATCATCCATACTTTTAATACTCCTCAGATGAACACTGAACAGATCATCGTATTTCTCCTCGACAGACTTTTCTACAATGTCATTATAGCATGGAGGAAATATGCTGACAATAATCTTTTTCATTGTAGATTTTGCTGCCTGGTAAAACATCTCCTGGCACTTCTCCATGGCTAGCGGATCAAGATCAACATACATTAGCCATCACTCCTATGATTCTTAAATCGGCTATTTTTCTGGGTCAATGATTCGTGACTATATTCCCAACGCCAAGGTCGGCTGTCATCGGGTAGCTCCTCAAATTCACTGTCCACTGGATTGCTCAAGTATTCCTCCTCCATAATCTTAGTCAGAAGGTCTTTATATTCCTCGGTATCTTGTTTCACATCTGCAACTCCTAATTGGTTTATTTCTTGTAGGTTATAGTAAAATACTATGAAAGTCAACTAGGCTATAGTATTTTCTACTTTAAGAACTTTGATCTTAGAAATAACTGTTTTCTGAAATTCACATAGTGCTAGAGCATCTCGTAATTCCATACCAAGACGCCTCTGTTCTTCTCTTCCTAGATTCTTTCGGCTGACAGCTTTCTCAATGAGAGCTTTTGTTTCTGGAGACATACTTATTCCTCATTGTTTTAAGCCTATAAAAGACGTTCTAATCTCTAAGCTGTGGGGTAGGGCTAGATAAGAGTTAAAACGTCTAGAGTGCGTGTAAATCATAGAGAAATACGGGTTTTGTAGTTAAACAGAGATACTATCTTTGTATTAAAGATCATTACCGTACAAATCTTTATCCTCGTACCACTCACCCCATTTGAACTGAGGCCTAACTTCACCCGTACCACCACACTCCTTACAATTCCACAGTCCACTCTCAATCTCTGCTTGAGCAATCTCAAAATCATAAAGATCAGATGCTTCTGGATACGTATGCCCATTGCCTTTGCAGGATTTACATTCTTCATTCCACATCTTCATATTCTCCAATCAATAGATTCTCTGGATCAATCCCAATATCGAATTCCACCACTGTACCATCATTCATTGTAATGCTCTGCATATTACTATTCATTTCAAAATCAATTCCTGTTCACGAATACCAAATTTAATTTCTGTGTCTTGCCAATGTACAAAGCTATCATTGAAATCTTCAAAATTGTCTTTACACCATTGCCAATCTTCAGAGCCGACCCAATCAAGATGCTTATCATACTGGATAGCTTCTTCCCATGCAACAAGATATTTTGCAATTTCTTCTGTAGCGCAGAGGTGGACAGGCCATGAATCGGATCTGCCAGGATCTGAGGCATACACTTCATAGATATATTGGATGTTATCGTTCATTAGATATAGCACTCCGAGTATAGTGTTCCGGGGCACTGATCTTCACGGATGATCTGACCAGCTTCCCTTGCAATTGGATAGGCTTCTTTTCGAGTAAGGAAATTACCATACTGATCTGTGAAGCCTTGCACCATTTTATCAAGGCCACACCACTCATTAAGTAGCTCCGGTCCAATTGCATAAATCTGTAGCTGCATGATAGGGCAGCTATGGCGCGTGCCTGTCACAATATAGCCGTTATAGTTATAGGCTGATTGGGCAATCCTTCGTTGAACACCGTAATATTCCCAACGAGGACGACCATCTTCCATAATGTTAGAAGACATGTGATTCTGATAAATTTCAATTGCTTCGCGAATCTTTGCAAACTTGTCCATTTATTTTACCTCAATCCGACAAAATGTTGTATCACCAAGAATGTCTTTCCATGCTTTAATCATAGCATCATACAAATCTTGTTTTGCACTCTCTTTAACCAAAGCGCTATCATGGTAGCAAAGGATTGTATGGCCTTTCTCTCCCATTGCACCAACAATGTTCATCATAATTCTACTGTCGATGTTTTGCAAGACAATCCCACCATCTTTAAAGAAATAGTCTTCAATCAGGTCGTTATGATATTGGACGGCTGTAAGCACTCTACCATAGTCCACTGAGCCTGTCATTGCATAAAACAACTGCTCCATTTTAACTTTATCACGATCCTGTCGTACTTTATTACCAAGAGCGTATGCAGCAGCTTTCATATCCTCAGAATTCATACCAATAAGGATTGCTAGCTTTGCCAAAGTACGTGTTGGATTATGTACCTTCCCTGTTGCTGATTCAATCTCTTTCTTTAGCTTTTCATCTACTTCGATAAATGACAAGTCAGCATCATATGGGGAGAAGTCCTCTCCGAGAACATCGTAGACATTCAGACCATCATTGTACATCTGCTGATAGCAAATACTTGGGTGAATGGCAGAATAATCTAGCTCAACAACAGGCTCACCATCGATCATTAGGGAGGATGCCCGTACATGCTGAGGAAGAAGCTGGACACCACCACCAAGTGTATAGAGACGACCACCTGTGTTCACATCACCAGAAAAGATACGTCGATACGCAACATCAGCAATTCTACGGCCATCGAATGTAATGTCTGCACCTTCTAGTTTACTGTTCAACATTTTCACCTCTTGTTTAATGCCTTTGAATCCATTGATACCACGAGTGGGCATTAAGTATCTTGTCTTACGTTTGCGGATGATAGCAAGATCGTTCTCATCTAAGTCTTTCCACAAATTGTATTCTGTATTAACGTTTTCCCACATATCTAAAGTTCTGTCTCTAAACACCATACAGGACGGAATGGTTTCATCTGGAACACGATTACCTGCTACCACCTTCCAAGATTTCACATAGCCTTTATAAACATCAATATAGCCGTTTTGCTCAAGGTATTTTACTAAACTCTGCACCTTCCTAAATCCAATCTTCTGTTTGTTACCTGTATAAATATCTTGCCTCATGCTAAAGACAAATCCTTTAGCGTTCTTCTTGATTGCCCTAGCGCTGTTGCTAATCCACCATCTTACGGCTTCATTCCACTTATGTCCAGTACGATCTTGTATTTCTTCAATAAGCTTTCTGTAGTATTTTGATTCATGAAAGAACACATAGCTGCGTACACAGGATAGGTTGACAGTATAGGCATCTGAGTCTTTCATATTAGCTAATTCATAGATCAATTACTTCTCCTTGGGTAAGATAGTGGGAGGAGAGAGGTAGGGGGGATATAGGGAGGCTAGTATTAGTATACAAATGAGAGACATAAATCCTCTACAGGCCACGGGTTATAAGGGTTTGTACAAAATTCTACTCGCCCCTTTCTCCGTTTTTAGTCCAAATAAACCCTCATTGCCCAGGTGACAAATCTCATTGGTGCATCCTTAAAATCATACACCACTCCATCAACTACCGCAATAGCGTGTCTTGCTACACAGACGTAATACCTCCCTTCAGGGTGCGTCTCACAGAATTTCTTTAAGGAGATACGATTATCTTTTGAGTATGGCCCAACTCTGTGTCTTGTCTTCTTTAGGGATGGCTGTAAGACTTTCCTTGAGACTACACCCCTGCACGGAGTACGTCCACACCTAAGTGACATATGTTTGTGTGCCATTTCGTAGCTTGTGTTCAGCACAATGGCAAAAGCCCGAACTGTGCAGTCATTCCTCTCTTTCTTAGCCTTGCTTGCTGAATCAATAGTTTCTGGTATTGTGAATATTTGTACAAAGCCTTATCTCCTATGTTGTCTGACTCAGATAATTCTGAAAAGAATACTACCCCACCAATCCCCTCTCGTCAAGCATGAAAATAAACCAAAATTGAGCTTGCATATGCCCACTGCATAGGCTATTATCTGGATTCAATTGATTAGGAGAGCTACGAAATGATCAGCTATAACGACTTTCTTACTGCTACAGACCCACAGAACATTCCTGAGTTTAAGCATTCATACGATGTGTTCAAGAAGGATAACAGGGCACGCACTAGCCTTAATAAAACCTTGGAGACCTCGTACAAAGCTGTATACAGACGGGAATCTAAATACAAAAGCCCGCAATGGTCTGCCGATGATATCAATCTCTCTGGAGAAGATTTCTACATCGTAACAGCTAATGGTAAAATTCTGTCTCACACAAACTCTGAATGGGGTGCTATTGAGGTTGCCAAGAAGTGGTAAAATTCACAAATGGCAACCTTGACAACTACGTCAGAGAATGCTTTAAAATAAACCCAGCATCTACATTCTCTTGGTTCCTAATTTGTAGCTATGCTTATTACCAAAGGTATGAAAGCCTTCTCGGAGACTCTACCTTCGATAAGATGTGTGAGTATATGCTTAAGAATTATGATACCCTTGAGCATGTGAACAAGGATCTTGTGACAAAAGATATGCTATCCGCTGGTAGTGGGTACAACCTAAGAGAATCTGATTATCCTCTCAGAGTGCAAGTGATATCTGATGAGCTGATTAGGGAATATTATAGTACTTTGGTTGGAGGAGACAGTTAATGAGCAGCAAGAAAAGCCCCACAGGCTGGATGGCATACGTAGCTGAATATAAAGCTCTGTATCCTGATAAAAGAATTGACTACAAAGCTCTGATGCAAGAGTATATTAATACTAGACAAAATAAGGAGTCTGAATAATGAAACGAGTGATTGAATACACCTATCGTACATTTGATATTGGTTGTGGATGCTGTAGTGATTCATCTTCTGAATATGATCTATTTGAAGACTGTCAAATTATAAGTTGGGGGAACCAGTGTGGATATTGCTCCGACGAGAAAGACTTGCGGAGCGAGCTATCTCACCTTGAACCATTTGAGATTTCAAAAGATAGTACTTATTACTAGGAGATTGATATGAACGTACTTCAGAAGATAACAGACATCAAGATTAACCTTATGAAAAATAGAGGGTCTGATCCTACAGTTGCTTACCTCGGGAGGATAGAGATTGAATACATCAAAGAACATCTTAATTATTTTACTGAGAAAGTTGGCAGCACAGACGAAGATATGCTCCTTGGATTGAAATTAATCTGTGTTGACAGAGAGACATACCTAGCTGTACACTAGCCTTCAAACAAAACCCGTAATTTCAACGTAAAACCAATGCTAAAAGACACGTTCTCTGTCTAGGGTATGCAGACGTACTGGGTGTGAAGTAGCGTGTCTTTTAGTGGTGATAAACATAGGATAAAGAATATGAGTCTCTTTAACAAAGAGTTGCTAAATAAAGCTAGCTTCAAATGGCAACAGCTTGACGGTAAGACGCTTAGGCTTAAATCTTTATTGGACGAAGAGTCTCAACAAGTTTGTACTTGCGGCAGTACAGAGGATGGAGTAGTATATTTCATTGCAATTGAAGATATTATTAAAACTAATCAGGAGAACACAATTGATTAATAAAGCCTATTTACAATCTCTCACAGAAGCTGAACGTGAGGAGATGCGTGCTAAAGCTGCACAATCTCGCCTTGACAAGAAGGCAGCATCTGCTAATATTCAGGCTATGGCTGATGAGAACTACTGGAGGGAACTCTGCTCATCACTAAATGTCCGTATGCCTAGATCTGTTTGCCAGGCATCAGAGCTTAAATATGTACGTCGTATTGGTGATAAGCTTGGTGTAGATATCAATACATGGGTTAAAGATGTTTGTGGTTGCAAAAGTCTTAAGGAAGTGGCAGAATTGAACCCTAACATTGGAGCAGTTGGAATGGTAGGATTCTTCATCGAGCATTGTAAAGAGGTACTAGACGGTAAATTTATTGAGACACCAAAGGAGAAGAATGATGAATGAAGTTAAACGATATACATTTAAGGGTGCGGCAGGTTCATACGTCTATGCTAACGACTTTGATAAGGTAATTATCGAGCGTGACGCGGCGCTGGCTTTGAGTGTAGAAAAGATCATGATTGATGTTGTCCCAGGGTATTACGGTATGGGAGAAGAGGTTTACGCAAAGTCAATTACAGATATTGAAAATCTCCTTAATAAACTTTGTGATGCTGGTGAGCTGCTTCAGGACCGGGTAGATATTTTAGAGTCTCTTCTATATAAATACTATAGAAATTCTGATGTATGTGCATTTATGGCAAAAGATATTGAAAAAGAACTTAAGTTGGTAAGAAAATAGAATGATTAAATATTCCCAATATCTAGAAACTACTTCCCACTTGCAGCCTTTAAGCTCTGGGAATTCCACTCTCACATGGTATAAAGATTTTGTTGTGAATAATACTCTGCTGCGTTATAGTGGCCTCGTAGATAGCGAATATGTGGATGTCACTGCATTGCAGTCAGAAGAGAATATTACTCGGGAGAATAAATAATGAACATCTCAAGAGAAGCAAGAGAACTTCTAGCTTATGAGTATATGAACTCAAGAAATGAAGGTCCATATCCAACATATGCAGATCTTGCACTGAGCGGTAATGGTAGTTTTACTTTATGCTCCCTACGAGCAATTGATAAAGTTATTCAAAGAGCTAAACCATTAGAGGAAGCTATTATACTCCTTGACAGAGTAGTTACAGAGGTGGGGAGGAGTATCACTCCAGAGCTGCGATCAGAAATTGATAATATTCTAAGTAAAACTATGTATTCTGGAGAATAACAATGCTCAAGAAATGCTGTTTTGATTATAAGGCTAAGGAGTTTCCTCTTAATATTGCTGAATATTTCAAGATGATTGAGAATTATATGTGCCCTGTATGTGGAAATGGAGAAATTAAATGAGTATGAATCTTGCGCTTAGGTTCGGAAGTATTACAGATTACGATACTCCATATCAGACACCAACATGGTTAACAAATCTGGCACTACATTCTAAAGATACGACGGATACGTATAAGAATTATTTTATTGAAATTCACGGTGGTCTTAATGAAGAACTAGTTGAAAACTTTAGCAAGATAGACCAAAGGATTACTAACGGCTATCACTGGATTATGGTGTAATGTATGAGTGCTGGTGCTGGACAGAATACGGTTGGATACACGGACAAGACTGTGGCACAATATGTAATGGAAAGTATACAGTCTTTAGACCATATCTAGACTGGAGCTACAGCGAATATTCATATAAATTTATTGTAGAATACGAAGCTCAATTGTGGTATGGTAAGAATATTCCTGAGCATTGGGCTTTGGAACCAAAGAATAAGTGGAGAATTTAATATATGAAAACACAAGAGGCTATTAATTATCTCCTAACACGAGCTAAAGAATATGGATACACAGAGAGTATGATTAAAGGGCTTGCTCCTGATTTGAAATACTTGGTTGAAGGACTAGAGGATTGGGACACTGATACTCTTGATGTACTGTTTGATGATTTGTTTTAAAGAGGAGTAAAGTATGTCTGAACCAAAGAAGAAAGATATTGTAACTATTCTGGTTAGCTATGAGGAATTTATTGATTATACCTTTATCCACCCAGGAAGCTTTTACGTTCGTATGGCTACAGGAGACTTTATCTTCTTTAAGACATCTGATCGTAAAGTAGCACAGCAAGAAATTGATAACATGTTAGGTAAAGGCCGTTATACAGCCATTCCAAGCAAGACACAAAAGACTAAAAGCAAACTGGAGTCTGGTGGCCTTAGCTGTACTGGAACTTCTACGAGAAGGGGTCAGTCTAAATGACAGATCATCTAATTAAGATTAAACAGTTATTGTGGAAAGCAGATCAACAAGACACAACTTATAAAATGAAAAAGTATTGCATTACTCTAGCTGCTAGGCTGCAAAAAGAGTACAACGATTTACAGAAGGATAAGAAATGATCTGGATATTTGGCTTAATCACAGGGCTAGCTTTCAATATGCCACTTTGGTGGTGGGTAATGGGCTTTATATTTGCAGCACTTACATCGGAGGCACAGAAATGGAAGTTCAAGTTCGTGAGGAATTATATCTAGAGTCAGGAGTTGAGTCTGTAAGGACAGTACAAGAGCTTTACGACTACTCAAAGAAGCTCTTGTGTGAAGTACAGTGGTGATACAGAAATCAGCATTGGTGGATATGACTTCTATGAATGCGTTACTATCTATCACTCGCGACGAAAGGCCAGATGAATTCCTTAAAAGGAAAGCTTGGGCTCACAATAAGCAACTAATCAAAGATAACAAACATGAAGCATCGGCGCATAAACAAATTGTTGAAGAATTTGGATACGACTACTATCAACGCTTGATTAATGAAATTACAAATGGAGAAAAACATGTCTAACAATCGCACATACGATGAAAACTTCAAGATTATTGATACAGCAGATATTCAAACAGCCTCTCTTGTTAAGTATGCTAATGCCATTGGATACGAAGCTGTATATCGAACAGATGAGAATGGTAAAGATATTCCTGTACGATTTAAGCAGCCTAATTTCCGGTGTGTAGGGCAGGAATATACCTCTGTACGTACAATGCTCAAGCTGCACAATGAAGCTAGTGAGCAAACATTTGAATATGTCAAGACACTTAGTAAAGATGAATCTCTTGCAGAGTTCTTGAATCGCGAGAATGATGAAGGGTATAATATTATTAATCTCTTGTTTGCTGGTACATGCAAGACTGTGCAACAAGTGAAGGGACAAGGTACACGAAAGAAAGGACTTGTAATTCAAAGTGGAATGGTTAAGTTTATGACAGACCACGCTTATTATCAGCATACTTGTATGCTTCTTGATGAGGATAAATAATGCCACCAATCTATGAAATCTATTACGAAAATAAATCTGGGGATGTTGTGTTCTGTAGTGATCACATTACATCTGAGATGGAAGCTCGTGATGAGCTTAGGCAACTTAAGGTTGAGTTTCCAGAATATGACTACTGGTATGAAGCTATTTATGAGGACGAGCAATGATCATTGGCTTTCTAACATACTTGATGATTGGTGGCCTGCTTTGTATTTTCACACAAGGTAGTGTCAAGAAAGACCTTGAACATACTCTTCCAGCATGGTATAAAGAATACACAGAGGACCAAAGATTCATTGAAAGCAATGATAAATTCTCATACGATACATTTGTAAAACTTCTGTCAGCTATGGTATTCTTCCTTGTAACATTCTTCTGGCCTTATTTTATGTATCTGCTAGTTAAAGGAATCTTTAAGAAATGAACCAACGGTGGCTTGATCACTTTGTACGCCTTGTTAAAGAAAAGGCTGCAATGAGCAGAGATGCTGATACAAAGGTTGGGTCTATCATTATCTCAGAAGAGGATATGGTAGAGATTAGTTCTGGTTATAATGATCTTGCACGAGGAGTTAGGCATACACCAGAACGCAACTCGCGTCCCACTAAATATCTGTGGTCTGTACATAGCGAAGCAAATGCAGTGGCGAATGCCGCCAGGTTAGGACGAAAAACGAGGGGCGCTACAATCATCACAAACCTTTGTCCTTGCAATCAGTGTGCTGCCTTGATTATCAATGCTGGGATTACCAAAGTGATTTGCCCTCCTGTTTATGACCACTACAAATATGCAGCAGAGTGGCAGAATACGCTGGATATGTTTCAAGAAGCTGAAGTAACTGTTTATTTTGAGGAGATGTAAGTGGTGAAAGACTTTATTGGTTACACGAAAGTAGAACCTTTCTTGATTGAAAGAGCACTTCGTAATTTTAATAAATGGAACAGTAAGTGGTATGGTAAACTTCAAGGCTACCGTCAAGAACTTATTGGTAAGTTTGATAATAAGCCTCTGAATAAGATTCTTATGTCTATTGGTTTTAAGTATTCCGAAACTTATAAGGTTAACAGCTTTTCTGGTATCATGGCTCACGAATATTGGTCCGTACTCAAGATTGTTCCAAATGAAGTATTTGATGAGTTTAAAGAATACTACAATAAAGACTTTGCATCTGTAGCCAAAGGACTTCGTTCACTGATTGTTGTTGGGAACGAAGATCCATATGTATCAGCAGAAGGCCGTAATTTTATTCGACGGTTCACTAATAAAGAGGAAATCTAAATGAAAATCAAAGTAACCAAGTTATACACTAAACAAGAAGACGGCACTATCGCTGGAGCTACAGGCATCGTATCCTTCTACGACAAGAACAATAACCTCCTGCATCAAGAATGGTTCAATGGGAAAATTGATAGCCCCTATGAGCGAGATGTGTTCTATTCTGGAGAGTGGACACGCTATGATAGTGAAGTGTCTCCTGCAAATGGTACATTTAAATATGAATTGCTAGATGTTCCAGAGAAGTCTTAATAATGACTGAGATTATTGAAGCTACCAATCTTGATGAAGACTCTATTCATGAAGTATCTGGTATTGTAGAGAGTCCTAGTCAACAAAGGAAGGTGTTCACTTCGCTCAAGGAATCTCTAGAATTTGCAATGTGGGCACGACCTAGATCATTAGCTATAAATACAGAGAGTGGACATGTTGTGATGGATTATTTAGGGAGTGAAGGGCATTCATGAAACAGTCTCTGATTGACACTATCAAATGTTCATACTGTGGACTATCCTCTTGCAAGAAGGAATGCCCTGCTGAGACAAGCATGTATGTTTACAAACTATTCCTTGAGCAGCTTACAGAGTTTACAGATGAGCAGCTAGCACATGTACACTATGAAATCTTCGAAGAGGCTAGAATTAGGGCTGGAGTACTATTGAAATGACAGATCATCCACTGAAGAACATTGCAGAATGGCGTAAAGGATGTTCTTGTGCTACAGGGCACCCTAGTACGTGTGAGGCTTGCACAGAGGGGTTGATTCAAGCTATTGAGAATTGGTTCAAGGAGAATGACACATACCAAACAAAACCTCCTGAAAATAAATATTGACGCACACACAAAGACCTCCTACAATCAGGGGGTCTTATCATTTCTAGGAGAATATTTGTGATTACAAAACTAAACTACGCGTACCCTGGGTCGAAGATTAGGTTAAAGGCAAACGACTATTTTACTTATGATCTATACCCAAAATTTAGGGAGGTGTTCACTCCTGGGGCAATCCATACTGTACTCTGTACAGATATGTTTGGATACCCAAGTATTGAGGTTGATAGTGTTGAGCTTCTTTTAGTAGATAGTGAGTATGAACTTTTCTAGGAGAGAAACACATGAGAAAGATTAAATCTAAGGAACGTCAGAATGGGATGCGGTATTGCACGTTTTGTAAGCCAAATAAAGTAGATGCTATATACAGAAATACTAATGTACATTGTCAAAAGAAGGATGAGAAGCTTCAGTTCGCATGCCTAGAACATAAAGATCTTCTTATAGATGGTACAGCCGTAAATTGGGAAAGAGGCACAGAAGTAGTAGATTATAATGAACATAGTGAAGCAAACTATCAGATTCGTGGGATGTACGGAATTTAGGAGAGTAAAATATGTGGCCTTTTGCTTGGTTTAGTAAGAAAGAATATTGCAGTAATTGTAAGGTACAGCTAACTCTGGAGGATAGACCACCGCTACCTTTGTGTAATCTTTCAAATATGGCTCCTATGCCAAAAGTTAAGCCTTGTAAACAAGAAGAACCATCGACGATTTACTGTAGATAGTGTCTTCAGTGGCGATGGTGATTGCTATACACTGAAAGATAAGGTTACTGGCGAAGAGTTTAACCTTATTGCTTACTATGGTAGGTACAGGGTTAAGGGTAATCTGTGGATCACGAAATATGAAGTTAAGTATATCTATAACGTAGTTTCAACACTTCACAGAGGACGCGCAAAACGTAAAGTTGAGCTAGTTAATAATAGGAAGCGTAAAAAGTACATGAAGCTGTATGGTCCAAAGGAGGTTTAATTGTCTAGTCAAGCTGAAGCAATCAAGCTTATTGAATCTGGCGTGAATGTATGTCTTATTGGGGCAGCAGGAACAGGGAAAAGTTGGATTATTAATAAGATCACTAACAAGCATACTCTCACTGTAGCCCCTACGGGTATTGCAGCCTTGAATGTCAAAGGACAAACAATCCATAGGTCATTCGGGCTACCAATTGGTATTGCTACACAAGACGAGAAACACCGTATTTCAGCTAAAGTAAAGAAGGTATTGGCAAGTAAACACCTTAAAAGGCTGGTGGTTGACGAATTTGGGATGTGTCGTGCTGATATCCTAGACCTTATTGATTTACGTCTGAAACAAGCTAGAGGGAATACACTTCCTTTCGGTGGTATTCAAGTTGTGCTAGTGGGAGACCCAAGTCAGCTTGAGCCAATCGTTAATCAGCGAGAAAGCAGTCTATACTTCAAGCAATATAGTACGCCTTATGCATTTGGTGCTCACTCGTGGAACTTCACCCCTATTGTCTTAGACAAAGTATATCGACAAGAGAACGAAACACATGTACGTGTACTGCACAGCTTTCGTGTAAAAGATAAGTGGACAGAGAGAGCCCTGGAGTGGCTAGATGAACAATGTATTCCCTACAATGAAGAGGAAGATATCCTAACTCTTTGTGCTTACAAAGTGGATGCTGAACGAATAAACAATACGCACTATTCTCAGCTAAGCACAAAGGAGCATATCTATAAAGGGATTACCAATAATTCTAAATGGATGAATGATCTTCCTGTTCCACAGATGGTACGGCTGAAGGAAGGGGTTAAGGTGATCATCCGTGCTAATGATGTACTTGGAACATATGTCAACGGTAGTCGTGGTACTATCAAGAAGCTATTTGCTACAACAGCTATTGTCACCCTTGACACAGGCAAAGATGTTGAGGTAGTACAGAACACATGGGAGCAATTTGCATACTCCGCAACAGCTAAAGGCTTGGCTAAGACTGTAGAACACATGTATGAACAGCTTCCGTTGCAGCTTGGGTACGCCGTGACAGTACATTCATCTCAAGGGCTCACGCTAGATCGTTATGCTATTGACTGTGGACGGGGGATGTTCAGTGCTGGACAAGCATATGTTGCACTGAGCCGAGCAAAAGACTTGACACGCATCAGCCTAGCGTCTAAACTCACTCTGAAAGACATTATTGTCTCACCAGATGTTAAACAATTTTATGAGAGTCTACTATAAATGCAACTGAATAATAGAAGTATAAATGAAGTAATCGATAGGATCAGGCAAGCTGAGATTGAACTAAATATTGCTATAATATATGCACAGGAGCACTGTACACATGGGGATATTGCAGAGTGTGACTATAGCTCATCCTATTACAGGGATACATTCCCACCAATTAGAATATGCTTAGGTTGTGGACTTACTGAGGAGGGGTGGGGTTGTGGTTATAGGACCTTGGTAGAGAGGGATAACCAGCTATCTCCAAGACGAATCTCACGAGATTTGCTATACAAATTGCGTATTGGCAAGATCATCAAACAACAATAATTTTACGGAGGGGTTGGTATGAAAGAATCTGTACAGGTAAAAGTTTATAAAGAATACACACTTTGTGAACAGGAAGATTGCTACGGTAAGCTGGTTCAAGTGTCTGATCACCTAGCGATGATGCACTATGTTCTTGAATATCAACATGAGTGTACTAATTGTGGGGAGAAACACTGGCTGGAGTATGTCTCACCTACTACCGTCTATGAGGAGATACAATGAAATACCTTACAATTATCTTTCTTGTTTCTTTCCTTTCTGGATGCTCAGGCTATGTAGATGATCCATCGGAGCTTATCAAGCGTCTTAAAGAGTGTGAGAGTGTTGGGATGAAGTCCCAGATTGTCAGTACAATTAATCAGGATGTAGGCTTTCAAGGCTGTGTACCAAGGAGCACTAAATGAAACCTAGTCTTCCATTAACACCGCCCTGCAGAGAGTATAGGTCTATATTTGGCTGTGATCTATTAGTAAATGAATATAAAACAGTAGACTGGTATACACAATTGGGTAAATTGTTTGATGAATCTCAGCTAGTTACAAAAATTCCTAAGTTCTGGCTATTTAGGTTGTTCATGAGAAAGGATCAGATCCAACTAGAACATTCTCTTAGGGTGAATCGTGACATGTGTAGAAAGTTGCCTAGAATTTAATCTTACAGTTAAGGAGTAGTAAATGAACACATACAAAAAAGTAATCACCCTTGTCAAGAGTACAGATGGAGATTGGGAAGGACTTTATCTTGATAATGAGCTTTATTGTGAAAACCACAGCTTGCGAATTGAAGACGTATTTGATATCATCAATGACCACGATGTCTCAGAGGCCAAGTCTTTTGAGGTATATTATGAATGGTTGAATATGGTTGGTAGCCTTCCTAACAAACTTAATGAAATTCCAGAGCAGGAGAAGGTACAATGAAACAGAAAGTATACGAATATGATGTAATTGATACAGAAGCTGGCTATGCCGTAGACCACGCACGTACCCGGAAAGAAGCTCGTAGCATTATGAAATCTAATAAGCAAGTATTTGAAGGACAGAAGTTTGCTATTATTCAGCGTAAATATGCTTTGACAATTGAACGGAAGGTACGGTGATGAATAAACATACCAAAGACTTCCTAACAAAACTTGCTATCCTAGTGGAAGAGTATGGTGCTAATATGGAGATTGAGGGAGACTGCTACTCTGGAGGTCCAATGCAAGTCAGTTTTGAGGTGAATAATCCTCAGACATTTGATGAGCATCTTTACTCTCACGCGGAGTGGACTGATCTGGGATTTCATTGTAACGCTGAGGGAATACGAAAATTAACAGGAGTAGTTGATGAAGATCAGCATGAGAGATTATACAGAAGGAATGATTCTGCCAAGTAAGAACGGAGGATTATTTAAAATATTAAAGATTAATAGCTATATGAATGTGGAGATTGAATTTATGATTATCTTGAAATTCAAAATGACTACAAATTTAACCAATGCGAGACGTGGAACTGTAGGGAACCCTTATGCTATATCTTGTTGCGGTGTTGGGTTTATAGGTGAAACAGATGGTCTAATAACTACGAATACTCCTGCATATAAGGTATGGTCTAGTATGCTGACAAGGTGTTATAAAGACTGCTATATTGGGGCTAAATCTTATTTAGACGTGACTGTCAATGAGACTTGGCATAATTTTACAAATTTTGAGCGGTGGTTTAGAACCAGTCCACGCCAAAAAGGCTACCAGCTCGACAAAGATATCCTTGTTGAGGGCAATAAAGAATACAGCCAAGATTCTTGCTGCTTTGTACCAAAAGAAGTAAATAGTTTCTTCAGTCAGCGACACCATAAAAACAGCAAATCTGGCTATGCTGGCGTACTACGGCATAAGAGGGACGATCTTTGGGTGGCGCTGGATGGTAAGGTATACACTAAAAATCTAGATGAGGCTGTACTTGCACAGAAGAAGTTTAGAGTGGCACTTGCAGAGAAGCTTTATAACGAATATAATGGTCTATTGACCCACGCGTGCTAGTAAAACTGCAGGAGTACAACTATCTTACATATAGATTATGATCAATGGGTAGCAGAGAATCCGGACAAGAAATACCCATTCCATGATCAATCTACTTATTCTTATGCAGAGTGGGTGGATATTGGTTTTAGTTCTGATTCTATTAGTATTAAAAAGATTATTGAGGAGAATGAATAATGAGTTCTAAGTTGCCAATGCACATAGCTAACCTGGGTGATATTGATGTGTATCGAGATGACAGTTTCGTACAAATCACGGTAGATGGTGAAACTGCTATTTTCGTAGACCACAAGAATGCAGAAGACCTGGCATTCCTAATCAAAGCAGCCGTTAATGGAGAGAAAGTATGAGCAATTACTTTGACAGCATGGGTAACTTCTATGATTGGTGCGAAGCCAATAACTTCGATCCAGATACAGAATATGATCGAGAAGATGAATCATATAAACGAGATACAAGTGTTTATTTTTATATCAAGCACAATGAGAAAGATGTATACCGTCCTGTGAGTCTTATCGCTAGCTATGATAATGGCTATGGGGATATTGAAGTGGGAGATGAAGACCTTACACGTAAGGTGACACAAGTACTGACAGAGAAAGTGGAGTATTTGAAATGAACACATTATTTATAAAACCAGAGGATCTTAACTTTGTCCTGGAAAACCCAGGAGCACGAGAGCGTACTCTTGCAGCTATTGAGGCTTTCAATAAAGCAGATGAAGACCTTCAGAAGATTTGTGATGAACTTGGTATTGAGAAGCCTGAGATGGTGCTATGAGGAATATCCGCTCCTCTTGGCTAGATGGCCTTCTTGAAGCTGAAAGACTCCACAAAGAAGGGTGGGTATTTGAATATCAGGATGGACTACGTATTCAATTTCGATATAAGAGTCTGGGAGATGGCCCTACAATGGCTTTCTTTAGTATGAGAGATAGGGCTGACTATAAACATCAGGATGAGTTTCAGAAAGGGTGCATGGACTACGTCCAGTATTATGTTGAGCATTTGGAGAGGATGAATGAAATATCGCGTTGTTAAAAGGCCGATGTGGAAGGTTGTAGGAGACTCCACCTGGATGGGCTATTCTTATGCTTTTGTTGTACAAAAGAAAGGATTTCTTTGGGGATGGAACGACATCACTTACTCTGTGACAAGGGAAGATGCTTATAACAAGATCCCTAAGCTAAAGAATAAAATACTTACAGACGATATGGATGAAGTGGTATGAAACGCACTAGTTACTCAAACGTTGTAGGGAATGATATCTACACTCACTATAGCCTATTCTTCTTGCAGACATGCTTCTTTTGTGATCAAGAATTTAGACGAGAGAGTGGGTATAGATTCCAATTGCAATGTAATTCTCCTTGGGTGTACTCTTGTTCTGAATGCTCAATCTCTAAAGAAGGGTGTAATGATAATGTACGTCTTTGGAAAGAGAAGGCTAGGAAAGCTTTTGTTAATGCTGCTCCACCACCGAGGAGACCTTGAATGATGCTATTATCCCACATAATTTCTTTAATTATATTTGCTTTGATGGTTGTATCCTTAGCCTTTGCATTTCAACTGGGAATGTGGCTTTGCGATAAACATCAAAACTGGAAGGATAGGTAATGAAGAAAGAAGACCAAGATCTGTTTTGCATGAATCATATAGGAAAGAAATTAGCATTCCAACTTTATTATGGAGAGGGGGTGGTGAATAAACCATGAGCATGACTAAATATGAATGTGCTGTAGACCATTTCGCTCAACAGATGGACTTAAGTCTTGAGGGAATGCCTGCATTGGAAGCTCTCAATGCTGGAGGGGAAGCTATTGACCTTCTGTTTGCACTTAGGTATGATACTTGGGCAGATAGGGATAACCTTATTGCTGTTGTTGATAATTTGTTAGAGGAGTGGGGTTGATGAAGAGTAAATATAAATATCAAGTGGTGGTGCATATCCCATACTACCCATCATCTGTTCTTTTTGAGACAGAAGAGGGGGCTTGGGGATATTACAATAGTATCAAAGATGCAGATCATGAAGACTCCTCTTTCATCACTGTATGCGAGATCCTAGGGAGCCGTGGAGATGATAGTCAATATGATTCAGAGATTGAGTGGTATTTAGAGAAGGAAGTAAAATAACAGACAAAATAAAAGCCCCTTTCCTGATTATGGATAAGGGGCTTTGTTGTACCTATACTTTGTATATCTTACAATTTGTATACCCTGTATTTATGTGCTGAGAACAAAAGGCTCTACACGTAAGCCAATATCAAAATTACCACCTGTGTTTGGGTTGTCTCCAACTCCGTCCCAATACCAACGAACATCGTATGTAATAGACTGCGCAACAAAGTTTACAATGCTAATAACATTTGCATCATAAGAATAACCAGGGACAGGAGTTAGAATAGTGGTCTGAAGGAAGGGTGTTACTGTGAAGGGAGACGATAGTCCAAGATTATCAAATGTAATGAATGCTCTGTCTAAATCTCCAGCTTGAATATTTGTTCTCTTGAGCATACGGATATTATTAGTGGGACTTGTTCCGCCACCACCTCCATATGGCAGTGCATGGAAATATCCTTCATCAGCAGCTTGAGCAGGCCCAATTCTGGCGATGGCCTCATATAGCTGGGATGTTGTTACATTAGAGAGTGGCAATCTGTTAGCTCCTTTATTATAATGACACTGTGTCATTCACTAGTGCTTATTCACAGTATAGCAAGGATTGTTTGGAATGTATACTGGGATAATTATTTGTAGACAAGAGGGATAGGAGCAGATATACTACTCGCGTAGTAAGTATAATACTGAGGCTTAGATTATTTTATTGGCAGGAGATAAAGCATAGTGAGTGAAGGGTCGGCTGACGCCTGCCAGAAATGCGGAACAGGGCTGTATGATACATACGTATACGACATAGCAGAGCTAGATGAAGAGAGGAATTGTCCTGGCTGTTCTGCTACATACAATTGGGAAGAACAGGATTATTCTGAAAATAGACTGATGTACGGATGGGAATTAGAGTATCTTGATGAATTACCTAAGAGGGGTAAGAAATGACACGCAAAAGAAAAGAAAGTCTAGTGTACGGGGTTGGTATCAATGACGCTGATTATCAAGTGTCAACCAGAGATAAAAACGGTAAGGAGTGGCGTTGTCCTTTCTACAAGACGTGGAAGAATATGCTTGCTCGCTGCTATTCTCCAGCATTCCAGAGGAACCAACCTCTGTATAAAGGGTGTTCTGTAGATGAAAGATGGCATCGATTTAGCCACTTCAAATCCTGGATGCTTGAACAAGACTGGGAAGACAAGCAACTAGATAAAGACATGAGGTTTGAAGGCAATCAGGTGTATGGTCCTGATACTTGCCAGTTCCTAAGTCGAAGAGACAATGTAAAAGCTCAGAAGAGGGCTGTATTTGCTATTTATAAGGGGTTCTGGGTACACCTTAAATCTTTCTACAGAGAAGACATCTCTGCTTACACCTACGCATATAAGAGGGTTTATTATGATAGGCGTATGGATCTTGCGGAGATTGAGGATGAAAGAAAACAGGCTACTCAGGGTGTCACGGTGATGTGGGAGGGTATAGAAACCCCACTTAAATCTCTCTGTGATTTGTATAGTAGAGATTATGAGGTTATACGAGATAGACTAAATAGTTGGGCAGGAGGCACAGTCTACAGTCGAGTAATCTATGATGAAAATCCTTATGTTTCATTCGAGCTTGCTGGAGCCGGAGGGGTGGTGTACCAGTTTAGTAATAAAAATGAGCTGGTAGACTATCTTGGAACTATTAACATAAGGGTAGATGAATACTTACCTCTTTGTGGTGGAAGTCTTGTTGTGCTTAAGGAGCTTATACGGGACCATAAGCGTACTGATACTAGAACCCTTTACACAATAGGAGAGGTTACAGGATACAAGGAATTCTGGTATCGACACTATGAGACTACCGAGTCTAGAGTTACCGAGAACATGAGCAAACATAACCTACCATTCGTTGAGGCTGTTCAGTTGCCAATCCAGAGGATCAAACGACTGGTTGTCAATGGTGAGACAATGTTAGTGAAGAATATGTGGCAGTCTTATGGTCTAGATGCAAAGCTCTGCAATACAATCAGAAGCCAAAAGAAGCTGACATTTATTCAAACTCTCAATATTATGGGAGTACCCATTCAAGGGTTATCGATCCAACCCGTGTAAAATACACTCGCCCACCAATTGGTGGGCTTTCTTTTACCTATAGAAATCCTCGCATACCCCTTGTATTGCCTAGCAATGAATGTATACTACTTAAGGCGAGGTAGCATTACTTGGAGACAATCACCAACCCTGCATGAAATTTAAACTCCCTGGAAATTAGCTTTGTATTCGTTGGGTGTTATTGTTTATCTTGGGGAGCAAATCCTGAGATAGTTCATATTCTATCGTCTCGATAGGAATGGGGCTTGATAGGATGTGCTGGGACAATAGACCCCCTCTATCATAATCGCAAAATCCGTTGAGCTACTCTATTAGCTCATATACCGACCCCCCAATGCTACGCATTGGCTATATCTATCACTTATTGCAACGCAATGTATTAAGACTATCAATGAACTATACTACTTGACTATTATATTCTTCTCTGAATGGACCTCAAGAATCGTCAATTTAACAAGCGGACGGGCATATTGTAGATTATGCGAAGTCTTGTTACACTTGTAACAGAGGTTTATGCACACTTGACAGACCTTTGTCAACCAATGATAAATCATTGAATAATACTATACCATCAGCATTACTGATAGCTTATACCCTTCCCTTCGTTTACGAAGAACATTCTCCCACTCATAGCATATTATATTCTTCTCAGATAAGAATTGATAATGAATTGTAGCTATTATGTTCTAATCTTCGATTAGGAAATACAATTGGACAAGATATATTAATTATTGGCGAGATATTCTCTTGTGATGCAAGAAAGTAGTTGATTTAGTTTAGATAGAAAAGTGTGCTTAACATATCGAGAGAGTAGGGAACATATAAGCAGTAATAATAAGTTACTAACAGTAAGTAAGCCTTATAGAGAGGATATCCCAGGGGTAGATAACAATACTCACTGCTATGCAGTGGATAAAGAGCCTATTACCACAAGAATTAGCACAATACAAGAAGGTATTCGAGGAGTGTAAATACTATTCTTTGCATGAGCAAAGAATAGGAACAATATATCCACAGTTTCACTGCGTAGGCCATATGTTATAAGGCTTTCACTATTATAGAGGTATGGTTATATACAGAGAGGAGTAGCTCTATATTCTGTGCTGTAGCACAGGACAGTGTAAACTATTGGCGCTGCCAATGAGTGGTGCTGATACATGCCTTGCATGTGATATGAGTAATGCTTTCACTGCAATGCAGTGGATACAAGAATGTTCCATGTGTCTCACATGAGATAAGATCAAGATCACAAGCTAGAGCTTGGATTTGTGTTGAATCTATTTTTATTTAACTGCGACAGCAGGAGCGTATGTGGTGTTATCAAGATCGCAAGATCAAAGGCGTACACTCTCCATTGCCCTGCAATGTGCTTACTCTGTCCAATGCGTTCGCATTGAATATACATACTCCTCTATCATTCTGATAAAGACAGCTAGAAGTAATTATATCAGACAAATACTGTTGACAAAGAAAAGCCCCAATGAAGGGGCTAATAATTAAATCTTAACAAGATGGGAGAAGTCTCTCCCTAGGTCTTGGAACCACCTACCGGAATTGTGCCAATAATAAACACAGTACTCCATAGGAATTTCATTTATAGATTTATAGAAATTCCCAAACTCATCAGTGTGAGTGGCACCTGTGGGGGTTTTCTTATTCATGTCAACAGACCTCGTTAAGAATTTGCAACTCGTTATAGGCATTATACAGTAACATGTTGTCTGTGTATAAGATAAATGCAGCGTCTCTTGATTCTTCTTCATCAAAGCTTGATATTTCAATCACCTTACTATTCAGTAAGAAAATAAGATAATATCTCACTCTTCCTCCGTTATGAACAAACAGTTCAGAGCTTCAAGATCCACATAGTGACCATTACCAATAGTACCTTTACCTACACGATCAATTTTAACGTGGGTATTATTGCTATATTTTGGAGTTGTCACCCAGAATTTATCGTCAATCTTTACAGAAACAGGGCGTCCTTTAGCACCAGGAACTTTCATTGTGAAAGCTTGCTTTGCAATAAGTTCTGTACCCTGCTTCATATTCATGGTTTGAATCCTTATGTTGTTTACTTTGGAACAATCTGTTCCGTTTTTGTATGTGTCTATTCTATCATTCTAGCCCTCTGTGTCAACAGAAAATACGAAGAAATGTTGGATATTTTGAAAGTATTTTCACCGCAAGAATTTATGCTTATATCCTCTATAGGGTTTTATCTTATAGAGGATTTGCATTTTCTTGTGACAAAAGTGGGACATTTGTGTCACACATATACTCTGTGCCCTGCACAGTCTCTTGAATTTCTTGAGGCACCCAACGATATACAGTGCGTCTAGTCACTCCTAGAATGCTTGCGATACTCTTAACAGAACGACCCTGGCTCTTCATAATCAAAGCCTTCTCACTATTAGGAACCACCCAACCAGATGTCTCTTCGATCTTCTCGATATCTAGCTTACTAGATAATGCCTCACCACTAAGCATCTCTAGCTTCTCAGATTGTTCCTTAGCTAATAGCTCTAACCCGTCTACTTTCTGTTTCAATTTGCTAAATGCTGACACACTGGTAAGCCCCGACATAATTGAATCACTATTCCTCACAGCCTTCTTAAGCTCGACAGAAAGATGCCCAAACCTTTGCTTACCAAACGAATCAGGCAACACTTTAACAACATAAGGGTTATGCCTCCATGTCTTGCTCCTTGCCTCTAGCACCCTCTCAGGGTCTTGATTATGCTCAATTGCTGCATAGATTAAACTCTCATCGGGGAGACAGTTGTTATCTACTTGATATGTATATGCACTCACTCCAAGCTGTTTGCTAATAGTGAGAGTGGTGCTATTGTCTTTCATCTGCTTAAAAGCCATCAATTCTGCCTTCTTAGCGGCACTAAGTACAGCCTTGTGCCCATCATCAAATGATAGCAATAAACTGTTGGCCTCAATCACTCTTCGATAAGCCTCCTCTTTTGTCACCGTTGGGACAATTTCAAACTGTGCATATTCTTCAGTCAATTAGTACCTCCAGGAGGTTTTTAAACTCTCAAGTGTTTTGTCTCTCAATTCAACCCTATTCCTCTCGTTCATCTCATCTCTATCGTCCTGCAGATGCTTTGTGTAAAGCCAATCAATGTCTTGTTGTACGCAGAGGTAAGCTAAGGCCTGAGTCCATTCTTTATCTTTATGGTCATACCTAATCAACTCGGAACAAACTCCAGTATCCAACAAGATATCAATATCTACCTTCTTAGACCAACCAAATAGACTGAAGATTTCTGTAATAGCAACAGCATCTTGATATCTGGACTCAGGAATTAACGAAGAATTGATTGTCTCATACTTATGTTTTGCCATCTCCACAAGCCCTTCAGCCTGGAACACAGCAAATGATAACACTGCTCCGAGTAACTGAGTTTCTAGTCCCGTAGGCGCCTTTAACCACTCCCCACGCACCCTATACCTATCAAAGGCATCTAGTAGGAGTTTCTCTGTTTTCCGAGCGTTATCTGAAGGCATAGACAACACCTTTACAGTAGTTATACCGCTTGCTGTCTCAATATTGCTAACCCTTCGATTAGGATCAGCAGAGACGCCAACTTTCACCATTCCAAGGGCATTGACTAGGACATATACCTCTTCTTTACTACCTGAAGCGATAGCCTCTTGCAGGTCTCCGCTAAAGCGGTTTGCTATATCATTAATTTGCTTATAGTCTTCAGTCAATTAATAATACCCTTTCCGATTGTTTACATATCTACGGTTGTGTTCTCTTTGTAGCCTATCATGTCGTTCTTGCTGCTCTTTCTGAGACATGTGGCGTAGCCAACCTAGCCCAGTTCCTGTACATTCTCTACACTTGCAAAGGTTATACGGCTTCACCTCTTCCATTAATTCCTCCAAATGAGAATGCCCTCAAGAGAGGGCTGTTGTTAATCATAAGCATAGTACAATGTAGGTTCCACATCCTCTTCATACAGAGAATAACCAATAAAGGTTTTATCTGCTAGCTTCTCGACGTATGGTGTAATCCAATCAAAGAATGCCTCAATTTCCCCATCATAGTTCTTAAGATCAGATCGACTGCAAAGGAACCATTGCTTTGCGATATCATCATACTTAAAGCTCGTTGTAGCGAAAGGTTGGTGGTAGTAGCTTGAGCAAGTCAACAAAGCACCCCACCGCGGCTTATTGAATAGAGGGTGATTGGGTAGGTATACTGGGTACTCTTCCTCTCCCACCATCCCTTTCAATAAGTCCACCACATCATCAGGAACATCCTCTTTCAGTGTCACCTTTACAAACATCTCTGTATACATGCCCATACTATTTATCTCCTATTTTGATTAAGGGTTCCCAGCTTTCCAAATACCTTGTTCCTCCCTCCTACGTTCAATTTCCAACAGCTCAGCCTCTTGCTGTTCATCGCTCATATTTTGCTTATAAGCAGCCTTGCGCTTCTTTAGCCAAGCCGCTTTCCCAAGAGAGATAAGGGCGTCTGCATTAGATGAGATACGTTGTTCCAGGGTAATCATTCAACCTCACGCACTCGCTCAAATACGAGATTGTAGCACTCTAGAACCTCTTCTGACCTTGCTAGAGACCAAGGGAGAATAGCTGAAGTACTTACTCCCCATTTACCCTCAATATTATTATTCATACAGATAATTTCTCTTTTGTCCACAGTACCAATTACTTCTTGCCAAGTACCGTGATCAATATATTCCACTTTAATCATTTCGTATCTCCTGTTTATTAATTATTCAAACATAACACAAAGAAAAGCTAAAGAACCAAACGCCCATATTCTCGCTATATTCTACCTTTGGCTGCTTAGTTTCAGGGAGAGCCATCTTGTAGCACAAGCGGAGGCAAGCAATCTCTGAACCGTACACGTACATTGTGTTGTCAATTTGCTCGCATACCACTATGTAATAGTACGTACATCCTCTTTTGTGAAGGCTTTGTAAGAGGAAGCAAGATGGGAAAGTTGAATTTTAGTGGCTTGCATGGTGGTAAGTCCTTTGGTACGTTTCTGTTTGGTATGTGAGTATTCTAACAGAACCATCAGCCTATGCAAGTATTATTCTCTCAGACTACCTATTATTTCAAAGAGAAACAGCCTATTTCTAATGCTTTTTAGCCCCTAAAAGGCGCGATAATCTTTTGTCTAGACTATCCTACTGCTTAAGGGTTTAGTCCTCTAAATAGCTATCAGGAACGTCATTCTCTGCATCTTCAAAACCAGCGCAATAAGCTGAGTGACCACCTTCTTTATGCTCTGAGCACCAGTCACTGTAATCAATCTTGATATTACCATTGATATAATCATTATAACCAAGATCATATGCTTTTTCATTTACATTGAGTTGTTCAGTAGTCATCTTCTCAATCTCCAGGGTTATTTGCTTTCTTGTGACTAATTCTACAGCACACATATTCCCTGTCAACAGATATTTTCATGAGAATTGAGATTATTTTAGACAAAGAAAAGCCCCGCAAAGCGGGGCAGTATTCTTAAGCGGCAACAGCTTGAACATTCTGAAATTCTGTAGTACCCCCAGCAGACGGTGTACCACCTGAACCAGGGCCTCCATTATTAGGACCACCCCCCTTTGGAGGCTTTCCACTAGGAGGACGCGGCTTGTCATCTCCATTAAGTCCTTTCATCTTATGATAAAGCCACGCATAGCGTTTCTGAGACTCTTTGTCAAGAGGAAAGCTAACGGAGATGCTGCCGTCTTCTTTCACAAGCACACTAACCTGTTTAAAGCCTTCAGATTCCTGGAATTTGTACGCCTCCAGCAAGCTAGGAGCGACGATAGACAATATGTGACCACTGATACGCATTAGAGATTGATCAATCTTATGATTACTCATTTGATGTCCTTTTTGGTAGGAGTTTCTGGTTCTTGCAACTCTTTCTTAGCCTTAGCAAGAAGCTGCTTAAGTACATCTACTCCATCGCTTGCTAAGTCTTTAGCCACAGGATTCTCGATTAGCTTCTCAGTGCCATAAGCTGCCACCATATAGTACATTGTCTTTTCACTTGGGACAAGATTAGCAATTAGAATTGACAACAAACTAACCGGAATCAACTTAAAACACAGACTGCTGATACGCTTACATGTGGAAATTTTCTTTACCATGTCTTGTTTCTCATCTTCTGATGCCCATACCGTGGCACTATCAAATGTACCAGACAAGAACCCAAAGCCGGCGGCGGTAGACACAAGAAGGCCAATTGAGCCAAGTATGCCAAAAGTCGCTGAAATACTAGGCAGTACACCAATCAAATATACAATCAATACTAAGCTCATTTGCTCTCCCCTTTTAGTAGTTCTTTCATAAAATTATCGAGCGCAGCAGACTTCTCACAGGATAGGGCACCAATAGCCACTCCGGATGTAATTTGAGAATATTTACCGTCTTCAATATCCCGAAGCATGCGGTAAGCTCGGTCCTTTAGGTCATAAATATCAATAACGATAGCAGCCATTATTTTATTTCCATTCTGTAAAGTGAGTACGATTCCATCGTTGTTTTCTCTGCTCAAGAGACCAGTAGCCGCTTTTATACATAATAATACCGACAAATGTAGATACTATAAACAGTACGATCAGGCCAGCCTGCAAAAATACTTCCCAATGTAACATGTTCTCTCTCCTCAAATCTGTTTAATTAGCTTAGCTTTACTTAGATCACTAGGATCATCCACGCAAAGAGTAGCAAGCCATACGGAGGAAGTCAAGCGAGACTTGATGTGAATCACGCCTACATTCTCGCCCATGGCTTTATACATTCCGTGCAATCGTGTTGTGATCATGGCAATTCCTCTTCGTTAATTTCTTGAGTCTCAGTATCAATCGAGACAATTTCAAATACTGTTTCACCAATCTTATGCTTAGTGAGCCAGCCTGTCAATCCTTTTTCATCTTCCCATGCTGATAAGTATTGTGCATTGTGAGAAGATGTATTGAGGATAGCATCTGCTTTATTTGAGGCCGTGTCAATATAATAATCAGAACACAGGGACATTATGCATACCACTGCGACAGATGCAAAGACAGGCATTTACTTTCTCCTAATAATCAGCGTTCGTACACTACACCATCATCACACAAATAGCTAGTCTTTCCTGGGATGTATGTATTTACTGTAACAATTTGAGTAGTTGAGCCAGCTATTAATCCAGATGTTGTAGATACTGTGCCAGATGTTTTACTAACGATCTTGCAATTATGTTCTTTTGAGAACTTATCCCACCGCTCAATTTCGTTAACACTTACCCATACAAACAAGGCAAATACCAGCAGACAACCCAGGACAATGCCAATCTTTTTAATACTCATTTAGTCTCTCCGTATATGGTTAGCTACATCTATAAGCGCATTTTTGCTAGAGCGTGTTAGCTACACTGGCTCTGACAGTCTTTCACTTTGTACATATGATATATGCGACAACTGTTACTGCTAAACACAAAGGAACCATGAAAATAATTGCTAAGCTTAATATTAACATATAGCTACCAGAACCATATTGTAAATCATCCAGCTTGTGATAGCCACTGTCAACAGTACAGGAATTCCCACGACAATGCCAAATACTGTAGATAGGGTACATAGTAGTATACGTTCTTGCTTATGTGTGAGCATGATACTCTCCAATTATTTATTTGTTGTAGCAATCTTATTGGAATGTTCTCAATGGGTCAAGAATATTCTGTAAGGTTACTTGCTCTGCTGTTCGTCAATATCAGCAGCAAAACTGAAGAACATCAAGCCAATTTCTCGCAAGTCTTGTCGAGTGAGACCTGTCAAGCTGGAGGAAACAGCAGGATATCCGTTGTAGTCTGCGCAAATTGACAGGGAAGTACGGGCGTCTTCATCTGAACTAACTTCAACTGAGATGCCACCATTATCAATGTGACGATGATATGTCTTTTTCATTTATTTATCTCCTTTAATAAGAGACGTTGTGTCTCTGTGTGTACTGGGTATGTGTGATGAATTCTAGAGGGTCACCCCTGTCAAGCAAAGAATTGGGGGAATTTGTATTTATTTTAGAGCTTTATTCTGGGCGAAAGAAAGCCCCGCAATGCGGGGCTATTGTTCAAACATGGGTTACTCTATACAGACTACTCACTTCTGGGAAGGTCTCGTATCCATTGTGCTCAGGGGTACGCCAACAGGTGTCCATTTTGTATGCAACAATTACACCATCTTCATTTACAACATACTCAGCAGCAAAGAACTGCTCATCCTCAAGACCATAATGTGTTGCAATGTATTCCTCAAACATACTCCCTCCTTATTTAATTTTCTTAGCTGCTTTGGCTAGATGTTCAATACCCTTGAACCAATCTTGGAGGATACTGTCGTCATTACCCAGATACAGGTCAGCCTCAAGAAATACTTCCCCATGAACGCAAGCGTTATTCAGAGCTACAGCTAACCCTTGAGCACCATGTTCCATGATAATTGCTTTGATCAGAGATTCAGCGAGAGCATACTTAGACATTTTGTTTCTCCTATTAGGAAGGCTTATCCTCCCCTCTTGTTACCCATTCTAGAGGATTTTAGAGGGGAGTCAAGGATTATTTTACAAGATGTGCATATTGACTCCATGGACCGACAAGCTTGAGTAGCACTGACTTAGCCTTGTTTGTCTTCCAGTCAGATTTAAGCTGCCTCACGTAGATACCTGTTAGCTCTAGATTGAAACTCTCTTGCACACTCTCTAGGATTTCTTCAGTAGACACATAGAAATTGTCAGCAATAAACTTCTTGACTTCTTCGCTCACCTTTAGTACAGATTTGTGTGGTCTAAAGAGTGCTGCATAGTTGTCACCAACCAAGTGATACCTTTTTCTAATAGTGCTAGGAGCAAAACCTAGTTCTCTGCTGTGCTCAGTCAGGCTGACGAGTTCTCCGTTAACAGTTATCCGAATAGTGTCCTCTTTATTCAACCCCTGCTTTTCTTTCTCAATCCAGATGCAGTTCTCTTTAGAGTATCCAAGATTTACATCCTTTCTCTCTATAGACAACCCTGGAGAATAAGTATCTAGCATGTCTTCCTTAAACTTATCCCAGGATAGCCAACTATCACACACTTTAATACCCCTACCACCATACCTATGATAATACTCACTGCCTTGGTTATTACAACGATCAAGCATTTTCAAATAGATATGGTTCAACAAGCTACCAGTGTTACTTTGGTCCCCGTTCCTGCGCTTAGGTAGGTAATCTACGTTGAACCCCTTAAGATACTTCCTATTACACAGCTTGCAGTAGTTTTGGTAACCATCATTACCTCTTGACCACCTGCTAAACTCTGCAACAGGCTTAGTATCCTTACAACCTGTACACTTTTTATTCATAATTCCCCTATCACTGACAAACTACACATTCCCCATTTGAACCCTGTACACCAGCCATCCCGTAAATATAGTACAACCCGTGGATATCCTCATCCTCAATTGCTGTCTGATGCAGGCGCGCAATCTCATCCTCAGAGCTTTCCGAAGAGATGTATAGGTTTAGGCTCTGCCATTGGCACAAATGCCGCCCCCGCTGTGCTGCTTGTCGTAAGATAGCATACTGATCAATCTCAAAGGAGGTTTTGAACACTTGCTTCACTTCATCAGACAACCAAGAAACCTTTTGTACGCTCCCCATTGCTTCCCGTACTTCTTTGATACGTTCTTTAGTGTACAGACCATTAGCTTTAAGATAGTCCAAGAACACTGGGTTTACTCGATCAATCTCCCCCGCTGCTGTACGCTGCGTCTTAACCATTGCATCGTCTGGGTTAATACCCTCAGAGCAACCGCCCATAATCAGGGCTGTGGATTTTGTTGGAGCGATTGCAAGACGGTGTGTATTAGCTACACCATACCCTTTACACCACAATGGCTCACCGTACACGCTAGCAATCCACTTGGAGGCTTCCAGGCTATCATCTTTCAGCTTCTTAAAGATCTTATTGTTAAGGTACAAAGCGTCAAAGGATTCAAATGGAAGCATTTTCATCTGATACAGCGTGGATAGACCGCAAGCCCCCAATCCCAATGCACGGCTATTCTTAGTAAAAGCTACAGCCTTTTCTAGCCCTGAGATATTCTTAGCTTTCTCAATAAACTCTTGTGCCACACAATCTAAGAATACAGTGGAGATAAATACTGCATCTGTATCTTTCCATTCGTCCCACTTAGCAAGGTTCATACTCGCAAGAACACAAGTATAAGTGAAGTCCTTACTACTGTGTAGACAAATCTCATTACAGAGCTGTGCAGCTTTAACATCCAATCCAAGGTCTACATACATTTGAGGACGACGACGACCCACCTTACTAGGAAAAAACATGTACCCTTTGCCTGTTACCATCTTGGTCTTTTGCAGTTTCTTGAATCGGAGGTTTATTTCCTCATTCCCCTGGTTAGCAAGCTCTGTATCAGAGTCATACCAGTTCCAACCAATGTTAACACCGTCATCGTGTGCTGCAAGGTAGTCACACACCTCATGGAAGTCACCATGAGAGATTGGCAGATAAGTGGCACAACTACCGCGTCGTGCCGTCCCCTGGGCTACATATTCCATATCTTTCACCAAGCCTTCAATAACAGGAAGAACACCCGAAGACTTACCACCTGCTTCGATTGTAGCGCCTCGTGGTCGGATATCCCCAAGATAACCTGAAGTACCAAAACCATGCTTGGTCAGGATTGCAATCTCATGTTTTGCTTTGTAGATGCCATCAATACTATCAGGGAAATAACTACCAGCACAGCTAACAGGAAGACCACGAGTAGTACCAGTATTAGATAGGATTGGAGTGGACGGGGACAACCAACCTTTCCACATAATATCAAAGAACTTATCTTTCCACACCTCTGGTTCTGGTGTATGTACAGCAAGAGTGGAGGCAATCCGCATATATTGTTCCTTAGGGTGATCTGCTTTATACAGATACTTCTCCTTAAAGAGCTGCCAACTAGCTGTAGACCAGTGTGCGGGAATAGTACCATCTTGCTGCATCTTCTTACGTTCTTTACTTAGAGTCTCATAACTAGTTGTCACTTTTTCACCACCCATCCAAAACCGTTAAGATCCCAATCACGGGAATATTGATTACCCTTGCTGCTAAAGAAGTCCTGAGAAGAGTAACCGCTAATACCTTTGTAGAACCAATCTCCAATGGGGTTATACTCTACATTATAAATAGGTTCATAACCAAGGTTAGCTAGGCACAAGTCAATCCGACTCTTAGCGAACACCTCAAGTTGATGAGGGGTAATACCGTCAATCTTACCTTTCTCAAAGATCTTAGCAATAATAACTTGTTCATGCTCAAGAACAACTTTAGCTGCCTCTACAATATCCTCTTTCAAGGACTGTTCTTGTTCTGGTGTAATCTCTCCAGCTTCTCGTTTCTCGTGCAACAGTGTACGGAACAACCAAGCTGCTGCAACAGAGTGAAGATGTTCATCACGGGCCGAGAAGTTAATACCACTTACAGTGTTTACAAGTTTGTTCTTACCCTGCATTTGAAAGTGCTTCAAGAATGCAAAGCTAGAATATAGGATAGCACCTTCACCAAACGTAAAGCCGCCCAATGCCCGGAGGTCATCCTTGTTCTCTAGTGTGTCAGTCAAATAATCAATACGAGCTTTAAGCTCAGGATCTTTTGTATATTCTTCATAAAACTCATCTGTAGCAATACCAAGCTCTTCGTTCAAGGCTTTGTAGAAGAATTGGTGGATGCCCAGTTCCACTGCACCAAAGGTAGCCGCCATTGGTTGGATATCAGCAGGACGTGGAAACTTCTTCATTACAAAGTTAATCCAGAACTCTGAACCAATAATCTGCTCATACTTAGTAAAGATGCGGAGTGTTGTAATTACACCGTGCTTTTCTTGCGGTGTGAGGTTAACAAGAATATCTTGCTTGTCCTTATACACCTTAACTTCAAAGTGAGGCCAGTATACAGCTTGCTGGGAATTCATAAACTCAATTGCTTCTGGATAATCTACTGTAAATGTAGTCTTCAGAGTCTGCATACGTACTGTCATTTGTATTCCTTAGCAAGCTCAAGAATTTGAGCCACTGCATCGTTACTAGAACCACGAACAATATCAATTGGCAACTCACCGCCCTTACCATAAAATGCTGTAACTGGAATGGCCCGGATACCAAGAGCATACGCCTCTTCCATAACATCTGAATCCATAATATCCTTCACATCAAAAGGAATATTATTACTCTCCAAGACAGATTTAACTACTTTGCAACCTGCACAATTATCCGCGCTGAAAATTGAAATACTCATTACGCCTTACTCCTTACAAGCAATATTTACATTAGATACATTGTTCATCATTTTAGCTTGTGTTGCTTCTGCTACATTGTGGATGTTGTTCAAAGCTAGCATACACCCTACACGACTAATCTCACTCTTTGTTGATCGTACCATGTCTTCTACAGCCATGCCATTACGAATCCAATAATCATCTACGCGTTCCTTGAACACTACTCGTGGGCCTCTATCCACTTGCCCACTAAATCGACTACGATGCAAACAATCTGTAATCTCCCAACCTGTGCTCAAGTCAGCACCCATCTCATGTAGCACTTGTTCAAACAATTTCTCATCTTGCCCCACCCATGCTGCTTCCCAATCTTTGTGGTATTCCAAGTCTAGGAAAGACAAGTATTGATCAAAGAGGTAGGCTTCTGGTTTGCTGCTGCTTTCGTTACTACTCATTTAATACAAGCCTCCATCTTTAAATTATTAGGAATTAATTGGCGATGTTGAATGAATCCTTTGAAGTTACTAGACCAGAAGTTACCAGTCCTATCTACGTGCGTAATACCAGCTTTCCAACTCTTAGGGTACACAGTGCTGTTAACCATTTTCTCCCCATACCCTTCATTGTAATTCTGCATTGGGGTTGCTTGGTGTTCAAATGGCGAGGCGTGAACTGGCTCACTCACAACAAGGCGCTCATAAATACGCTTAGCTTTCTCAAGAGTATCATCTAAAGAACGAAAGCTCACTTGAGCACAGCAGCTAGCAGAAATAGCTAGAGCATCTTCCAAAGGGATACCACAGCCTTTCAGCCAATATCCCTCACCAAAATATGGTGTATGCCAATCAACAGAAGACAATTGTACAGGATCTTCTTTCTCAAAGCAATCCAGCATCACTTCAGCAAGACGTTTAATCTCAGGCTGAGCATCTTCATGATTACGAAGCTAGAAGAAGTTCCCAAACTCTGTAGCTGTAAGCACAGTTTTCATTGTTTGGAACGGCTCAAGAATACGGTTTACAATCTGTTTGTGAGCACCACAGTCGGACATAAAACTTGCGCTGTCAGCAGCATTCATAGCTGCAAGAAACCACTCACCCTTTACATCAACTCGATCAACACCATAAAGCTCTTCTTTGGCCTGCATACCAGATTTATTCTTGCCCCAATGAATTGGCGTTGCTGGGTCATTCCGTACTTGTTCAATCATCTTCTCAATTGGAACAGCTCGACTACTCATAGCATTACGACTGAATACACGATGGGTCATAAGTTCAGAATGCAGGAATCGAGGATATTCAAGTTCAAAGGTTGCAATCTTCTGTTTATTTGGTGCTTGTGAATATGCAATCAATTTGGCGCTAATATTACTCACATTTTCTCCTATTATTTATTAAAGGAAACTCTTATCTTGGACGAGCATTATATCAGAGTTTCCTATTTCTTTCACTGGTTATTTATTAGGCTCTTTCATTCGTTGTTCATATTCTTCAGGGGCTCTTCCTGAACCAAGAAACCATATTGATTATAGATTGCTTTCCTAACCTTGGCCTCGTTTTTAATTTCCTTCATGCTTTCTTACCCTCCGCAAGCATACGATTCTCAAGTTTATGATCCAAGCGAATCTTATTGTAAGCTAGCTTTTCCTCTGTAGCTCCAGCCAGATCATAGCCCTCATGACCACAAAGATCAAGTATACGAATGAAAGCATCGGCTAATTCTACTTCCACCATTTTACGATGTGGGAGCTTATCATCCATAAGGTTTTTACGTACACCCTCAAGGGCTTCTGACACTTCACTGTGAATCAATGCTAGCTTAGCAAGAATCTCTGTGACATCACCTTTAGGCTTAGGCTCACCTGTGTAGATGTTAGTCCACCAGCCAGAGGCTACGTTATCAGCATATACTTGTCCTTGAAGGTCTGTGATTGCTTGTTTGTAGCTCATTTAGCTTTCTCCTGTACCAATACACGGTTAGCAAAGAATACAAGTTTCTCTGCATCATAAACACTATTGTTGCCTTTCTTCTTTAATCCTTTACGATCAGCAGCAATACGCCAAACTGCTTTAAGGAGATTACCCTCCGCAAAGGTAAGACCTAGGGCTTCAATGATATCGTTAGCCTCAGCGGAGTATGGGGTTTCTTGTGTAGTGGGATTATCCACCTTTACTTTGTAATAATCAACTGAGCTGCCTGTATATTCCTCTTTAGGTTCTTCTGACAAATCACCAAACACAAGATTACCAGTTTCAGGATTACGTGTGCAAGGGGAGATTACTTCTTTTGTGTCTCGGTATGCAGGAGAAATTGGTCGTAGATTTTTACTCGCCCAAGGCCAATTAGTATTCAATGTACGACAAACCGCACCTCTTGTACTGATCCAGTATCCATTGTCTTCATCAGCCAGGAGCTTCTCAACCACAGGAAGGATGGTTCCTTTCTTAATTGGTTGATATGTATCATCATAAGCATCATTTATTACTTGTACATAATCCCCAACTTTAAAATATGTCAATTTACTTTCTCCTTTTGTTTGTTCAAATATTTATCACAAAACTCTTCAGTATTAATGCTATCCCAATCTTGAATCACAGAGCTTACAGGGATATCAATCGTTTGTCTATAAGATGTATTGAAAAGAATCCTCTTCTCTGGATCAAACCCTTCAAGATTTTCTAAGCGATCATCAATAATAGCAACTAATGAATCATTCATCAACCATTTCTCTTTAGTCGCCATGTATCCAGCCATAAATGGGAAATGCTGCTTTAACCAATAATACTTAGACTTCCCATGTGTACCTTTGCCAACAGAGATAAATACAATATCAAAGAATTGGCTTAGCTCTTTGAGCTTGTCCACAGAGCCGGCTAGGGGCTCAAATTGTCTGTAGTCCAGAGTACGCCAATATTCAAAAGGCTCGGGGTGGTCGAAGTATGTAGATAGGTTATATTCAATTCCATCCTCTAGGTATTTACCTTTAATCCTTTTAGAATTAGCAAATAGCCATTCCAACCAACCCTCATCACTTGGACACACTGTTAAATCAACATCTATGCCCAAGAGTGGTTTATGTTTCATACTAGGGCTTCCTATTTCTTACGGCCTACCCAACGACCATCTTTAATCACCATTGGCTCCAACACCGGCTGGCTGTCAATAATAAGACCAGTACCAATAATTGGCCGGCGAAGGTTGCAGTTATTGTAACTAAAAGCATAAGCCTCATCATCAATCAAGCAACCACATTGCAGACCAAAGTAGAGCCCACTGGAATTGCCCCAGTAGTCAATCTTGAACTTTTCATGAAAATGCCCAGCCACTGCTGAGGACCCAGAAATCTGACTAGTCTTAATTACATCATTACTCCGACCATGATGCACATTACAGAGCGTACCATTTGGAAGCTTAATATTTAGCTCGTAGCTCCACTTCCAACCCTGGGAAACATTCAACATTTCATTGTAGCTTTTGATGTAATGTCGAGGAATACCATTTGTTTTAGCTTTACGCCAGATCAGGCTACCATGGTTTGATTCGATAATATCCATAACTGGGAACATGTTATGAAGTTGTTTAATCACTGGCAATGCTTGACGAATCTCATCCCCCGCAGATGGCAAATCGGCATCATGATCATGGAAACTCAAGGCGTGGCCGTCAACCTCATCACCCAAACAGATAACTCGTGTTGGGTTGTACTTTTCTTTAAGGTGTTGCAGGAATTCTAGAGCATCTTGGTGGTGATACGGAATATGCAGATCACTGATAAACAGAATACGAGAGTTATCTTCTCCTGCGTCCTTACGACGAATTGAATGCTGGGCAACCTCTGATTTAGTAAGTGCAGCTTTAGGCTTATTTACTTCAAAGCTGCAACTAATAGGATTAAAGTCAAGATTACCAGCATTGATCTTTGCAATAACATCATTCACCGAGCTTTTACCTTTATCAAGACGAGCTGCAATTTGACGGCTGCTGTAGCCTAGACGATGCAAATCAAACGCTTCACGATGCCACTCTTTCAGAACAAACACACACTTATTATCAGTCATACGCTCTCATTCTCCCCTTTAAATTTATTGATAATACCTACAACTTTCTCTTGAAGCCTCTCGTCTTCACTATAGGAATATTCAGAAGTACTTACCATTACACCAGAAGAGCCATCACTAAGAGGTAAGATATTCCAGATATACGAAGAGTCTGCATAGTAGCGACTTAGCTCATTGCAAACTGCTTCCTCAATCTCTTCCTCCTTATCTACTGAGATAAGATGGTAAACACTTTCAGTCTCAAACCAGATAGCTACACTCACAATTTCTCTCCTTTCAATTCTGACTTTAGTCGGAGTACAAGCTCCACAAGCTCTTCATTCATAGCAAGAACAGCGTCCAATGTACGTTGCTTCTGGAATACACTTTCTTTATGGAAGCCATCAGAGATAATAGCATTCTTTTCTTTCCAAGAGGATAGCTCATCTGTGTAATGATTATCTGACATTGCGCTTGGAATGTTTTGTTTGCTGAACATTTGGATTACGTTAGATGAAGTCATTATTAATAATCTCACACTCTTCCTCGGTTAGTACAGTAATCTTACCTATATCATTAATTACACCGAATAGGTGTTGATATCGAGGCAAAGGATTATGGACAATATAAGTTACGCCTGGCGTCAGATGATTACGTCCTTCTGGTCCAATATATTTAACTTTCATCTCTATCCTCTCTGCATCAATATATTCATAATGAGCCAATAGTCTCTCACACATATTATCATCTAAGATGGCGATGTGGTTAGCTCCGTATTTACCAAGTACAAAATATTCCTTCCCTTGCTGGATGTCAACAAGGGAGATTAAAGAAATAATTGTACTAGCTATTTCAGCTTTCATTTAAACTAAATGATCCACTGGAATACGAGGCATGTTTGGACGAATAAGGCTGCTGTTCCGCTCCAATAAGGATCAAAGAGAGTGATGTAATGTTGTGTTGGACTATATAGACGGTTCATTATTTCTCCTGTTTGATTAGAATATCCACCACTTGTTTCCTACGAGCTTTTGTATTCTTCTCAGGGATTATAGCTCGTTCTTGCAGGAATGCAAGGATTGTTTTGTCCTTTTCCATTTGGATTGCTTTCTTTGTGGCTACGGCTAGCTCAAAGGATACACCTTGCTTGTCATGATATGCAAGCGCAGAGTTACACCCTTTACACACGAGCCTCAAATCGTCCTCAGTGACGTACAGAAGACGTTCCACAAACCCCTGGATATCAGAGGTCTTCTGTAGAGAGCCAGCAGGAACAATGTGGTCTACTTGAGCCTCTTTGATTGTGTATTCCTTGTGGCACAGGCAACACTCAAACCCCCATACCGTCTTCTTATAGCCCTTCCCAGGGTTGTCAATTTGCTTACGATTCTTGTTGACTACAGCAATCCTTGTGGGATGTCTAGACCATGCTTTGCGTAAACAGCCACGTAAATAGGTGAAGAATGCGGTGGAGTTTTTCCACGGACTGTTAGGACTTTCCCACGGCTCCATTCTCTTAGTCAATATTGTACTCCTAGCGATCTCAAATAATCAGAAACATGCCCAACATCCTTTGTAACGTCTGTACGCATCCTCAACAATCGATACATCTCATTCATGTGGTCAATCCACGAGCGTGTTGACACATCTCCACGGAAAGATGTGAACTCCTTTTGTTCATCTCCATACCAACCCTTATACGCCTCAACAACGCGACTAAATATCTCAACCTCTGTATCGGCACTATCCAAGAAAGATGCTGATGTCTTGTCTCCAATCCCTGGCTTAGTAGGCTTACGGATACCATACTTTGCAAATAGATCTATGGGAAGCTGTGGGAGGCCAGGAATAGAATCAATTGTGTCCCCTTTAAGAAACTGTACAGCCAGATTCTTTGTTGCTTCTAGTGGTGTGATAGGGACAACACCTAGCTCTGGTTTATCAAAGTTGTAATGGAAGCATGGATACTGGGATAGATCTTTATCAATATAACAAGCTACAGTGTCTAGCTTATCAAAATCTCCACCAGATCGTTCCCAAGATTCGTGCATAAGAGAGGTGACAATCTCATCAGTCTCAACACCATCATGAATCACCATCTGGTCTTTGTACTTCCACAGCATGTATTCTTTCACTTCAGCATGAAGAATTGGCTTAGTAGGACGATCTTCTTTGTAAGGAGCGATCTGTGCAATATCGTAGCGAAAGTTAGTGCCTGTACCAAAGCAAATCTTGAAGTCTTTACACCAAGGCTGCTTTGTGATTGCTTCAATCTTATTCTTGAATCTACCTTTAACAACTGTCTCTGGAGATACACCGCCGTCTCCCACAAGTTCTACAATGTCCTCTACTTCAAATACGTCTGGTGTAATCAGAGATAATCCCTTAGCTTCGCGTTTGGCATTGAAATCAGCAAGCCAACCTCCGCTCTTGGCTTTCCAATGACCCCAGAGTTGAGTGCGGTTATCGAAGGTCATTACTCGTCCTGTGTTCTTCCCTGTCGCCTTGATATGTGTCTTCTGACCAGCTAGTGCGGCGTGGAAGATTAGGGTATCCACGTCGATGATGGCTGTACGTTTTACATCACTCACTTCGTCCACTCCTCTCCTGTAAGAACAAGCTCAAACTCTACAACTTTAGCGCTTCTATAATGACCCAAGCGAGCCATAGCATTGGCTTTTCTTGTATAGATACGTGTACCGGTTGAATAGTTAGCTCGTTTATTACCGTCTGCATCTACAACAATATAGACAAGATTCTTCTTTTCCATAATATATCTCCTCAAACAAAAATGCCCTCCCTTAAACAGAGAGGGCTACCACAATAATTTACTCTTTAAACGTCTTAGTCATCATAACCGCTAATCTCTTTGAAGTATTCCTCAAACTCTTCTTGCTCCATTCGCTTATCTACCAACTTCTCAAATGAATTGCCAGCATCCACTTCTGCTGCTTTCAATGTAGACTTAACAATCTTCTTAGTCAAGCCAAGTTTATTCAACTCTTTATCGTATGTGAATTCATCAGCAAGGGTACGCAAGTCTTCTTTAAGGACAAGAATCTCATTGTGAAGAATACGACCTCGACGGAAGAGATCTTTAGCTTCCTGTGGTTTTGGTTTATCGAACAGCTCGCCTTGCAATACATTATTAGTCATTATTGAATCTCCTTAGATATTATTATCTTGTTTAAATTTCTCAACAGCTACCGCAAAGTCTGATTTATCCATTGCAGTTACTTGGAGAACGACAGAAAGCTCTGGAATAAAAACCGCATCCCAATACATACCACCATCTTCACCGGCTTCCAAAGAATTCTTAGTTTCAATTTGAATCTCTTTCATAACTACTCTCCTTTAAAATTAAATACAGGTTTCATTTTCTTAATCTCTTTCATAATACGGATAAACTCATCTGTAGCATTTTCAGCATATAACATACTTTCTTCGCTAGATACTTGTTTCTCAAGATTATCAGAGTCTTTCACTTGCCAACGATCAAAGATAAGAGAAATATCTTCTCTTGTTAGGCTGTAGGATACAGGCTTAGTCATATAGCTCAATACCAAAGTTAATCTCCCCACGTACATAGTCTTTAGACTGAAAAGCATATACCTGTACTTCGGACGGGATATAGTTTTTGTACGAGAACGATGCTGGTCCTGCAATAAATACTTTACCAAGTTTAAGTTTATTAACTGTTTTAGTATCTCCCTCTTTTAACAGAATACCAATCTTTGCAGTGCTGTGTTTTGCATCAGTTAGCTTACGACTTAGAGTAAACCAACATGCATCACTAATTAACTTAAGACAATGGACTATCTGATCAGGATCTTTGGAATTACATTCATAATGTAAAGGGTAATGCTTTACCTTAGACTTATCATCTGTGTATTCAATATCGAAACGCTCAAGTCGGTACAGGGCTTCAGTTTTATACTCATTTCCAATCTGACCAATTGTTTCTGTTAGATCAATTATATTAGTCATTCTTCAGAGCCTGGTATGTTGAGAGAAAATACTTTGCACAAGCCTCTCCATAATTATCATTCTCATTGTATTCACAAAAGTTATTAGGATTAGCTTCATAACTCTTCAGCCAAGACTCAAAGATAGCTTCAATATCAGATTGTCGCATTTGATAGTATTGTTCGCTACTACTCATTATTGAATCTCCCCAAAGATTGACCACTCACCATCTCGGAAATCTCCGCGAGGATCACACTGTCGTTCTGTACCAAAGAAGTCATCTGAAGCTAGACTATCAAGAAGATCCTCAATATCCGCCGCTAGAATCTCTGCAAAATCTTCGTCTTCTTGAATAATGCTTTCAAGACGTGGAAACAATTTAAGCAAGTTTGTTTGTACTTCGTTCATACACTTTTATCTCCACTATATTCAGAAATAACATCCCCAATATTTGGAATCATATCATCCAGATAATCAAGCAATCCTTCGTAATATTCCACTGTCTTCTGAAGGATTGCGATTCGTTGTTCTGGGGTTTCGTATTTAGGGTTATTCATCTAATTCCATCCATTGATATATTTTATCAGTAAGCCACATAGTTGAAAGCATAAACGTGACTATACCTAAAGTATATAACAACAGTATAGATAAAATACAGGCCGCTAAAAGCATCTCTTCTCTCCTTTAATTATAGGAAGAGCCCTCGACAAGAAGGCTCTTTATTCTTAGGTTATTAGATCATGTGCAAGAACATACGACCTTCTTGCAAACCAATTGGAGCGAAGGGAATATCTCCAAAGTCATCAAAGTCTGTACCCTGTGGGGTAGGGCTAGGTTCAACTTTACGCGTCTCCTGTGGTGCTGTAGGATGAGGAATAGCCTGTTCCGGTTGATGTTCCTGGCTAGAGTTGGAGGCTTTTACACGACCAAGTTCAATCAGCGCTTTCTGTACGTCGCTGCCTTCAAAGTTTGTTGCCAAGCTCATTGTAGTGATAATACTCTGACGCAGATTCTTCAACACTTCTTTGTCTTGTGGACCTTTGAAGTTAACACCGTAGATGTATTTATCATCCAGAGTAGGGATCAGCTTTTGCATAGCCTTTGGTACTTGACCGTTCAGCTTAATTTTCTCATTCAGATAATGTTTACCTTGAGACTCTTGGATGAATAATTGAACATCAAACAATGCAGCCTTACCCAAAAGGTTCCCGATGTACGCTGGTTTTAGCAAACCTTTATCGTCCAGAACACCACCAGTGGCCTGAGCCAGTTTATACAGAACAGTGTTGTTCTTGATAGACCAGTTACCGTCATCTGAGCGAGTTTCTTTCAGATTATAGGGCTTGCCAACTGTCTTACCAATTCCTTTGATGAAAAATTCACCGTTGAGTAACTGACGCAAAGGATGCTCGACACCAGTATCAGACTCAGCAAAGAACTGATCGTTGTTTACCATAATATCAGGAAAGTCAACAGTCAGTGCCACTTGTTGGCAAGGCTTCACTACCCATCGCTTGTATCGAGTCGGAATACCCTTGTCATTGTCTAGGGTTGCAAAGTACTGTGCAGAATTCTTCTTAAGCTCTTCAGCTTCATCCTCTTCCGTACCCTTGAACTCCATTTTGGCATCTTCTTGTTTTTGAAGACCAAGGTCAATTACACCAGAGACAATACCAATCAGAGCTTCTGGACCATCCTGAGTGCCAGCCTTCTCTACAAGATACTTACTACGTGCGTCCCAATCAATCTCCTTACGATTCTCGTTGCTTGCAGCTTGTGGTGCGTTCTCAACATTAAATACGAATGCCATCTGTTATTTCCTCTTTTTGCGATTTATATAGTTTGTCATGATTGACGTTTATTGCTTTCAGGGTTGCAGCTCCTACATTCGCCTAGGCTTATCTATATTTCCTAACAGGAAAGTAGTCTAGGACATACATTATAGCTCTTTTACATCTTGTGTGCAAGGATTATTTTATTTCTTTACCAAGAGAACTGTCCCAACTACAGCAAAAATAGTCAGTACAATTACAATAGGAATCCAAATTGGCGCCGCCACCCATACCCAGCTCCATGCAATAACACCACAAAGTTTCAACGTCATAAAGATTAGGAACATGATAGCCAAGATTGGGAATTGTACGGTAGTACTTTTAGTTACGTTTGACATTTTATTTCTCCTTTAAATACTAATTTAGTCGTCAGATTAAATACTAATCAAATATGCTTGCCGAATCTGTTTGATTGGGTAGCAATAGTTATATTCAGAATTACGTGTGCTAGCTTTAAATAATCCTTGAGCAATACCAAAGCTCGCCAATGGGTTTAGAAATTCCCGAGGTGAAGCCTTATGCTTGAACTCTATCACTAGTTCAAAGTTTTGATTATCTGGCACTTCATGGTGGAAGTCTTTAAGGGATAAGTTAATCTTTGGAAATGGTGTTTGTTTAGATTTCATTGTTCAAACATCTCCTTGGTGAAGCATTCATGGAAAACTTTCTTGTGAATGATCAGATCAGCATAGTCTCTGGTATAAAGATGATACCAGCTAATGTATTCTTTAGCATCTTCCTCGGATGCAAAACATTCTTGAATACAATCCCAACCAAGGTCAGGGTTAGTTACAACGTACACATTCATTTCATTCTCCTATTAATATTTCTATGTTCTCGGGATGGATTTTAGTCTGTGTTTGAGAGGGTGTCAATGAGTTATTAGTGACACTCAGACCACGTTGAACCGCAAGCCCACTCAAATCCAAGATTCACATTAAGCTTTAGCAGCCGCTCAGTTTTAGTAATTGAGTCCTTAATGATTTTAGACATCGGACTAAATGCTACAAAGTAATTCTCACCAATATGCCCGACCGTACTGGAATCTTTTGTCACTACGGCTTTTGCTTCCTCCTCCGTTTTAAACACTTTAAACGATACAAGACTTTTATGCAAGCTAAATTGTGCCTCATCGTGGTACGCAATCATCTGTTGAATTGAGGGTTTGTTGTGAAGATCCCGATCAAAGACATTCCCCCACAAATCTAAACGCTCAAGTTCTTGGTGAATATAGACCAAAGTGTATTTAGCAGCAAGACTCCCACAATTCTGGAAGATAGCGTTAATACAACTATGCGCTGATCGTGTGTAAACCTTACGCCCATCAATACCTTGTACAAATTTCTTCTTATTGTTCTCCCAGTGTAATTGCAAAGCATCCTTTAGCTGCTTAAGAGCAGGTACTGCTGCCCAGTAGTCTTCAAAAAGTTTCTTTGCGCGAGCCATTGGGATGCTCATACTTTTTGAAATCTTAGCTGCTTGGGCGCCGTACATTAAGGAATAGCCCAGGGTTTTTGCTGTAGACCGATCGATGCCCATCTTTCTTGCGTTAACACTGTGAATATCATTAGGTTTCTCCGAGACTAGGGTTTTTGCAAGCTCATCCCCATAGTTATACACAAGGTCTCCAGAAGGTTTCTTTTTGAGTACAAAGTGAGCATTGCAAAGAGCCTCTAGACTTGAAAAGTCAAACCCCATCTGCACTTGATTTGCTGCACGATCAACCCCAAAAAGACTACGCATTTCATGCCCGTATAGACTCGTTACCCTAGCAATGTTGCAAACACCCCTGTGAGTGTATCTCCCAGTATTGGTTCCGTTTGTATTTGCAGGAGTTGGGATTCTACCGTCTGCCCGCATTTGAACTAAAAAGCCACTCGTAGGTTCCCCATCTTCATCCAAGCCCCCAGCAATAGAGTTCTTTCTGTGCTTATAAGTATAGTATTCAACAACATCTTTTGCAAAAGGAAATTTATCAGCCATTGCTAGTAGGTTAGGGCAAATTTCTTTCTCTACACCAACGGTCAAGGTTGGGGCGGTTGGCACTCGTACTGGTTTTGCGAAGTCTTTAGACAGCAGCCAAGTCTTAAGTTCTGTTTCTTTTACATCAAGCAACTTCAATCGCCAATCTTTAAACGGGCCCGTAAGCGTTTGTTCTACATATCGATCAACAGTTTTTAGGAAATCATCCTTACTCCTTTTCTTTTTCTTAGCATCTACGGTAAGATCGCGCTCTTTATACTGACTCGGATTCCAAAACATAGATAGCAGATACCACTTAATATGTTCGCCGTCATCCACAGTAGCCTTACCTGTGGATACGATTGGTTCTTCACTCAATGGTAGAGAATAAGTCTTACCATAAAGTTCTACCTGACGGTCGTCTACGGATAGCTTTCCGCCGTGTTTCTCTACCCACTTTTCCATAATTGCGGAGATACCACCACACTTCTTAAATTGGATTTTTGGTGGGATATACTGCTTTACCTCTCCCTTATTAAGTGGTTTTTCTGGCAGTACAGGATCTACGTTAGCTGCGATTAAACGCATACGTTCTGTTAAGTCTGCTACGCAGTTCTCGGCTAACTCTTTATTGAATTTAAAACCATAAAGCTCCTGGGAGAGCGTAATATCAGCAAGTTTATTTTCAAGCGCGTAGGCTTTACTCCAAGTATAACTATTATACTCTTCCATCTCCTTAAAGAATAGAGTTGCATTACTAGAAGTATCCTGAATGCAATATGTCAACATCTCTTCTGAGTATTTTGAGAAATCATGAAAATCAATTTTCGGATTGCCAAAACGATCACCCCAAGCTCCTAGACTGTGATCGATCACTGTATCACTATATAGCAAATAACTTAAGACGAGAGTATCCCAAACAAGCACCGGATTGCCATATAGTGTAGAAGACTCCCCCACATACCCTATAGAGTACTCCAAGCCCATCCAAAGTTTAAGAACAGGTAGGTCATACATCGAAATATTATGCCCGATGATTTCAGTTACAGTTTCAAGATAAGGTTTAAGTTTAGTTTTAATCTCGACCTCACCTACAAAAGTAGCAACTTCATCTGTATCAATATCTCGACATACAACACACCAGACCTTGAAGTCGTCTTTTAAGCGATATGGGAGTTTTGAATAATCCAAGCCATTTTGTAAAAGATCATTTGCCTCAATATCTAGTACTACCCGTTTCATTACCTTCTCCTACAGATTTTCATGGTCTAAATTTGCTCTGACGTATCTTAAGAAATAGCGCTTAACGCTTGTTTCATTAATGCCAAGCTCTCTGGAAACCTCCATAAAGCCTCCGCCTTGCAGTATACGCTTAGTTACTTGAACTTCAAGCTCTTCTTTTGTTTGTCCTCGCCTCTGAGCTACGAGAAAGCTTTTCCTATACACCTGATCGTAGTCTCCAATATACAGACAGATAGTTGGTAATTCAAGCCCTTTCATCTCAGCAATTTTTCTAGCTGAAACGCCTTCTGCAATTAACAGTCGAATTTCTCTTGTTAATTCTAGGTTATCTTTATCGTATTCAGCTTTACATTTTGCAAGATTATGCCCTGAGATATACCAATATGGAGCGTGTCTCTCCCAGCCAATTTCTCTTGCAATCTGAGCACTGCTCTTACCTAAAAGTATTTCTGAATGGATAAAAAGACAGAATTCCCCGAAGTTTTTATATCCAAATCTTTTTGCTGTATTGTGTCTTTTATTTAAAGAGGATACAGCTTTACCATATCCAACAATAGTTTCACCATACATATTATAGGCGGCTGTTTGATCCACCATATGCCCGCCTATAAGAGCCTAAGAAATATTGTAGTATTCAGGTGATTCAACAGCGTTTAAACTAACGATCCATTTGTTTTCAGTTTCCAATAAAAGCTTCTTGTCAGGAACTTCTTCGAGGATTTTTGCAGAAAGTCTGGCGCCTTTAGCCATATCGTCTTTCATTAAGGGGCAAGAACTACTTCCATAATAAGGTAATCCAGTTTTAGCTGAAACAATTCGATCAATACCACGTATGTTCTCAATAAAACATTCAGCCTTAGATCCAACGTAAAACCGTCTACCCTCTGTTTTATCTAAATTGGTTAGCAAATAAATTATATTCAATATTTCTCCCTATTAATTAAATTCTAAAATTGTGATACATCGTCTTCTTGAAGTAGCACCTCCCACGACACATCATCTACTGTGAATGAGTCAGCTACACCAAGATAACTCCATGGGCGGTTCTTCAATACTGTCAATCTTACACGACCACGGCTTCGGTCTGGTAGTATTTCCGGCTCTAGACCAATAATAATAAAGCTCAATTGTTCCAAGGCAGCACTGCCCCGCATCATCTCCTTTGTCACCATTACCCAATAGGGCTTAGGCTCTTCTCCATCCTTGAGTTTAGGCGGCTTGAATTGCTCTGCTGCACTGCGGTTGATATGGCTCACTGCAATAATACACACATCATTGGCTGCACAGAATGCTGCAAGCTCTGTCATCACCATATCAAGCTCTTTACGCTCATCAGCAACATTACTGCCTGAGATAACCAAGCTTAAGTGATCTAGGAGAATAAAGCTACAACCTTCTACCAAGTGCATGTGTTTAATTTTAGCCATAAGCTCTGTGATTGGCAGGCTACCGAAGTGACCTAGCATAACAAGACCATCATTGTCAATAATATCTTGACGTGCTTGTTCAATCTTCTCTCGTGTGCTCACTTTAAGCGGATTATTCTTAAATTCAAGATAGTTCACTTTAAGCTTTGCTGCAATCAGGCGCTGCATTGTCTCCTTATTTGTTTCCTCAAGATAGATCATGCCTAGCTTCTCGCCTGCTTCCATAAACGCAGATGCGAAGATACTTGTTACTGTACTTTTCCCTACGCCACTGGGGCTTGTAAGCAAGACTAGTTCTCGCAAACGAAAACCGTGAAGCTTATCCATGAGTTTAGGGAAGCTTGGAACATATACACCCTCTGGGCGAGGTTCAAGCAACTCATCTAGAGAGATATCTACAGCCTTAACGATCTTCTCTGAAGAATATGGGCGGCGACCAAACTGAATAAGTTTAGCTAGCTCATTAGACTTACCAGCTTGCAAGAAGTCGCTTGCATCCTTAAAGCCATCCTCTGGAGTTACAGTAAACAAAGACTGACCATTGCCTACCAAAGCACTTGCAATAGCTTCACGGGCCTCGTGGCCCTTCATAATCCCTTTCTTAAGCTCTGCTGGTGTACAGTGGTCATCGTCCATAAAGATGGTCAGAGCATCATAAGACAGAATGTAATCATTGTTATGCAGAATGCTCTCTACTGCGTTAGCTGTACCAAGAGGAATACTAGCTACTAGGGGTTCAATACCTTCAAACTTCGTCCCTTTAACAGAACCTACTGCGGCCTGGAAAACTGCTAGGCAGTCGTGCTGACCCTCGGTGAGAATAAGATTGCTACGCTTACGATTCTGTTTTTCTGCAATAGACTGACCAAATAGCTTGTTACTGATGCTAACAGAGCCAACTACACTCCAATGATATTTCTCTTCCTTAGATTTAGTAAGGTCTTGCTTCGTATATCCTGTAACTTTATCTTTCTGATTGTATGACGGAAAGTATACGGCAATCGGCGTGCTACCGTCCTTTGGGTCTACTGCCACCTTTACACCAAAGCGCTCAAGAGTTTCCTTGCGGATGCCGCGCTCTGGTAGATCTCTTGCCCCGTATGTTTCAATCTCTTTAATCGTTTCTTTAGGCTGAAAATCTTGCATTACTTCCCCCTGCTTACCAAATTTCTTACGTTCATAGCCCACAAGATTCTCCTCTTGAATTATTTACTAGTGGAAAACATCTTTTCTAGGATTTCGCACCAGTCCGGTTTGTTTTCTTCTTCGTACTTAAATTTGAATTTAATTGCATCGTCTTCAGAAAGAAATATACCCTTTGTATTATCAGGGCTGGGATAATAGTTATACCAAGCATTTACTAGATAGACTTTCATGATTTACTCCCCTTAAATTCCATAGCGGCCACCCAAATACGATAAGCATTCTTTGGAGTATCCCACTTATACTCTCCATCTTCCATAATTACAAGGTCATAATGCTGACGTTTGCGACGTAGGAAGAAAGCATATTCTTCGTTGTACCATTCTTGGAAGCTGGCCCTATGCGGGTGATTCTTGTCAAGAATATTCTCAGAATTTCCAGAATGGTTTGCTTGGCTCTGTGTCTGATTTAGCTGGCTCATGCTTTACACTCATTTTAGGTTGCTGTGCGATACAACGATTGTACATCTCTACAGCAAACTTTTCAATCATTGTATCCTGATTATTTTCAAGACTCATTTTAGGCCATGTGTAAGCCTCACGAATCTGAGAAATATTCTGATCTGTATCACCAAATTTCTCTAGCATCATGGGAAGAGGAATCCCACGCTGATAGCCAAGCATATTACTCTTACCAAGCTCATAATCAATGAGACAATCGTATTGTTTACTAGGGTTTTCATGCTCTGGAGACGCGCTAGCCTCTTTCTTAGGCAGACATACTGCTAGCACCACAAGCACGCTAAACAGTAGGATAAATCGTGGGGAATAGGTCATTTTGATTGCTCCTGTTCTGCTAGCCATTCAACCATCCAGCCGATCAGTTGTTTTGCATCTTCCGCATCTAGCTCTGCTGTAGCACAATCAATACGGAAGAAACCTGGATCATCTGGTGTATCGTAGATACGAATTTGTTCTTCAAATCCAAATGGAATTACTAAGTCTTTCATTTCGTTTCTCCTTTAATTTCATTAAGAGCTTTCTGCTCTGTGTTTGGTACGCTCTCTTGAGCGGGTATAGCCACAATAATACACTTCTGATCCCGTGGCAAGCTCTTTTCGCAAATATTTAACGCATTTAGTGTCTGTGTGTCCCTCTCTGGTACACCAGCTAGAAAGAGAATAGCAAGAATAATAAGCATCGTAGCCAGTCCACCAGTAATAAAATCATTCATCTCATTCTCCTCGTACACGGGACTCCATCCAGGCATCCTCAATTTGTTCTTCAAGACTGAGAATCTGTAATTTCAAATCACGTACATAGTCTTCAGAATAGAGCTTTGTTCCATGCTGTACTTTCTCGTTGATAATTGCTGTAGTTAGGAATGCTCTTTGAAGGAGTAATCCTACTATATTTTCTGGCTTGCGTTGTACAACACCAACAACGTCTTCATCGTATTCGTTCATTATCTATTCTCCTTAGTCTGGTTTGATAGGAAGTGGCATCCAATGTGAAACTATAGGACGATTACAAAACCCCGGACCATCTGCAACAGTTTCAACAAATTGACAATGATCCTCAATGTTTAACCAAAAACCACCATTCTCATAAAAACAATCACCCTGCCATTGATCAATCTCAATTGTAAATTCTTCATCGCCAGCATACAAGACATAAATTAAGCAGTCTTTATTATTCTGTGGCTTGATCTCTTCCGTCTTGAACCAAATCATTTGCAGTAAGCCTCTTTCAGATACTTCGCAATTTCATATGTGAAGACACGGATATTGTCCTCTTTTAGCCAGCGCTCTGTACCAATAACTTTATCATTACGCTGATAACAAACAAGCCCATGTGTACGTCCAACATCATGACCAATTGTGTATGAATCTTCTTCAAGACTATTGATCACTTGTTCAAACTCTTGCTGTGTGCATGCGAGGTAGTTCATTTTGAAGCCTCTATGTAGTCAAATAATGAAGAGTACGTAGGACGTTCCCATATGCAATTACACATAGCCTTGATATCCAGCATTTCAGAGATATTTACTGGGGAAAACACCCGGATAATATCGGACTCTGGTCTGCTGCCAAAGAGGTCTTCATTTAGCTTTGTGCTATTGTAGCACCCATTAGAGAATAGCATAACATCAAAGCGGGTGTCTTTTAGCACAATGTAGACAACACCTGAGCGTAGTTCTACACGATCACCACTTTTAAGGTCTGACTTAGTAAATCTTTTCATTTGTAATTGTCCTGTTCAGAAAGAGCATCTAGTACAAAGTTCTCAACTTGTTTCCAAGCCTCAAAGAAATACACATCTTCTTGGTTGATCACTTCTTGTATATAAGCTAGCATATCTTTTTGTGCTTGATTCATTTCACCAACTCCGGTTTTTCACGCTTAGAGCCCCAAGATACATCAATTGGCTTTTCTCTGCAAGTCTATTCTCAGAATTTATTCATATGCTCTGGTTTGTTTGATGAGCTTATTCTAGGGCAAAAGAAAAGCCCCGTCAAGGGGCTATGATTTATTTTGTCCAAGGGTACGAAGGAATAAACCTAAAAATCTTAGCTTCATCAGCTAAGTATGTTCTAGTGAAACAACACTGAATATCTTGCATTTTATCTTCAATTTCAAGATAGTCAAATTGATCAGGCTTGAACCATTCCCCTTCTAGTCTTCCATCGGAAAATCTTTTGTGCAAGAAATTCTCAACCATTCATGAGTTTTTGTTAAGTTCCCAGAATGCAAGAACAATTACAAGTACACCGGCAGCATTCGAAAGAGTCTTAGCCCTATTGATTGGGTCTTTACTGATACCAATTTTAAGCATGCCAGATGGATTCTTCATCAAATATAGGTACTGATCATTTGTTACTCCGTATTTTACAGCCCTTTGTTCTTTATCAATCATTTTCTTTCTTACACGTCTTTGCTGTTTGCTAGGCTTCCCAGAGTGACTGCTAAGTATTTCAAGCATATTATCTGTAATCTCAAAGTCAGAGTATCTTTTCTTCCAACCCTTACTTAGATCATCAAATCCAAAGATGTATGCCTCAAGTTTTGTTACTGCACTCCTTCTATATTCTGTAAGATATTCACTATATTTCATTTTATCCACCCTTGACTCTCAACAAAATCAAGGAATACTTCATTGTCTGTAGGTTCTGGATAGAATGACTGAGACTCATATCTTTTGTCGAATTTAGGGATAGGCAGATCACATAGCCCATACTCAATTGTATCTGTTACATTTCGCGTATTCTCCAGAAGAGATTCCACAGGCTCTGAGCTATAACCTCGGATTGCCACCTTCAAGATATGTTCACGAGCCGCGTAGGCTTGCTTTACACGCTCAGTAGTACCAAACGGAGCACCGAAGTTATTCATAAACTCTTCCACAGAATTGTCAATGTATTCTTGCAAGTTAAGAGCTAAAGACTCAATACCCACACGGCTGGCTGTAGGGTTAGAGATATCAACCCAATCAGGAATAAATACAGCCACTTGGCCGTCCTCTGTTAGCTCTTTGCAGCGATCACGGATACGTTGTCTAGTATTTGCATTAAAGACAGACTCATAGACACCTTTTGACGTATTCCAGATAACACCATAATGCTTGTGTAGAATCTCACGCATTTCCCACTCCTTGCATCCTTGTGGTCTGATACACAAAGGAAACACATCAGCCACACTCTTGTCAAATGCTGAAATAAGAGGTTTGCCTGTCTTCTCTACGTCTTTCATGTGAGTCCTCACAAAACGATCAGGATATCCTGTCATGCTGATAATCTTAGCACGACTGTAGCCTTGTGTGCGTAAATCTTTTACCTTCTGAATTCTGTCTTGCATGAGAATTATTCTCCATAAGTGTACTATTCTGAACGATGTTCAGTGTACAAGCCTCTGTACCAGAATGTCAAGCTGTCTTATTGAAATTAACACAAATCTTGGTACAAAAGCTCTGTACCAGTCCGCGACATCCATATTATATATCCTTGGTACGGGACGCACCTGCGGATACTAAAACCAACACAGATATTCCTGACGGAATGCCATAAAATAAAATACAGTCAACACAAATCCAAGCTCTCGCTTATGACCTTGATCTATATTCTGTGTAAACACACAGGAAGTAATTACTCTTATAATACAGATCAAGAGCAACATCAAGATCTTTTTGTATTTGTGTTTGATTTTTATCTGTACAGCGTACAGCCTTATATTTTGTGTTGTCCGTAAGGACGCTTGAGTGTTCATGTGCAATGCACATAATATACACTATTCATTGCTACGCAATAGGCATACAGCAAGATTCTCCTCATACAAACCATTTCCTTTTGTAACACTCCTATTTACAAAGCAAGCTATGTAATGCTATACTGACTATTGAACACAATCAACATTTACAATAATAATTCCCTACAAATCAAAAGGATAAAACAATAAGATGAGTGTATCTAGAGACCAATTAGCAACATATTTCTCCAGGGTGGGGAGTGGCTGGGGGATTACAAGTACGGGAGTACTGGATAGTCTACTGGAACCAGGGATAGCACAAGGGAATCCAGATACATTTGGTTGGTTCTCTTACGCTAACACAATGCCCACACAAACAATTCCAGGAAACGTGTGGACTACAATCATGAATGATGGGGCTGGTCCTATCTCTGATGCAAGGTTTCATCCAGACGGTGTAACACGGATGCTCGATCCCGCTACAGGACTAATTCTTCTTGATGAACTGGCTGATGGTGATGAGGTGTATATTCGCCACATTGTTAACCTTATTCCTCTTTCTAATCTTGTGCAATACAACTTCAGCCATTATTTCCCTGGAGATCTTACACGTATTCCAGCGAGTACACGTACTACACTTTCCGAGGGAGGGGGTGTACCAACACAAAGATTCTTACTAGACACTCATGTTTTCATGGATAACATTGTCACCAGAACAAACGGGATGCAGCCACAAGTGTATGTATCAGCACCATCAGTTATTGAATACTCAGGATGCTATATTTCTGTTAGTCGTAGAGGAGTGAGAACTTAATGTATACATGTATTCCTGTAGAAGTGGGTGTTGATATTGCATTAAGCAGAGCATTCTTCTTTACCTTTAATTCTCTCACACACTACGCTATGGATCTTGGAAACAATCGTGTACGGATTGGACGTAAGATTTCTGACCTTATTGAGATTGTAGAGACTCCAGTAAGTAGCTTTGTTGATGTAAATGGTGTGCCTGTTGCTAGCACATATACAGAGCTGAATAACTATTTCAATACTAAGAGTGGAAGTGTAAAGGCTGGTGAAGGGATTTCTGTAACTAACAACACAGTATCTGTCCTAGCCGGCGGCCCTAGTACTCTTGGTGGGTACAAAGTTGGTACAGGCTTGATTGTAGATGGCAGTGGTAAGCTCTCTGCTAGTGCTGTCAGTGAAGTGACTAAAGTACTTGCTACAGAGGCTGAGATGCTAGCCTTGAGCACAGAGACTCTGCGACCCTATCGTATTATTCGACTAGACACTAAACGTGTTTATTATCTGAATGCTGGAGATAGTCCTGCTGTACTGAGTAATTGGTTCACTGGTCCATCTATTGAAACAACAGTACTTAGCTTTAAAGGTCGTACTGGTGTTCTTACATCAGAGTTTGGTGATTATAACTTTGATCTTATTCCTCTCGTAGATAAGACTTCTCAAGACTCTTATAAACTTGTAATTGATCAGAATAAACTGTACGTTGAGAACATAGCCACTTCCACCCGTACTGAAGTGAGCTATGCTAGCTCTATGAGTGATCTTGGTGTACGTCTTACTTCTTTGGAAGATATCGTCTCTAGCCCATCTACTGGCCTTGTTCGTAAAGTAGGTGATAACCAAGATGCAATTGCTAGCCTGAACAATGCTATCAACAATACTACTACAGGATTGGCTAATCGTGTAGCATCTCTTGAGCAAGCTACCCCATCCCCAGGCGCTGACTATGCTCCACAAATTGCAGCATTGCAAGCTAAGGATACTGAACAAGACGCTGTGATTTCTTCTGTGAATAGTAAAGCAGATTCTGTTGCCTCAAATAATACAGTTCTTGATCAGCGCGTAACTGCACTTGAGAATATACCATCTGGTACAGATTACTCTACTCAGATTAGTGCTATTGAAAGCAAGAATACAACCCAAGATACTAGGCTTACATCAGCAGAAGCATCACTATTAAATAAGGCATCTCTAGTCTCTGGTAAAGTGCCATATGAACAGCTACCAGAATTTCCTGTAGGCAGGAAAGTGAATGTTGCAAACCAAGCTGCTAGGTTGGCACTATCTATGTATGCAGACCTTACTATTGCCTATCAGAGTGATACAGGAGATGCTTGGGGATTAGATGCTAATGCTAATCCGGCTATCTCTGCAAATTGGTCTAAACTTGGGAATGCTCAAGCTATTGGTGTAGCATCTTTCAATGGACGTACAGGCCAGATCGGTCCAATGTCTGGTGATTATGATGCAGGTAAAATCTCTGAGCTAGTGGATAAGCGTTTTGTAAGTTCTGATCAAATTACAGACTGGAATTCTAGAGAGACAGTCTCTGGTTCTCAGACTAAGGCAAGTGCTGCACAAACAGCGGCTGTAGCTTCTGCTAAGACCTACGCTGATAGCACATTTATCCCCATGAGTCAGAAGTCAACAGCAAATGGTGTAGCATCTCTAGGCTCAGATGGTAAAGTTCCAAGTGAGCAATTACCACCCTCTTCTCTTGTTACTATCCCACTACTCTCCTATACGGACCGCACGTCTTTACGGGTGGCTACTACTTGGTATGTAAATAACAGCGCATATTTACGTAAGGTGCGTATTGAGGTGGCATATGTTATTGGGCTTGGCGCCTCTTTCTTAACGATTAGAGACTCACAAGGCGCTAATATATCCATATTTAATAGCGTTAAAGTTGGCAGTAATATTATTAACTCACAGATTATTGAAGTGGATGTACCAGCCGGTTATTCATATCAATATACTAAAGGCGCAACAAACCCAGATCGTACAATTGTTCAGTGGTTGGAGGGGGATTTTACCGAAGGAAGCACATTTGTCCCTGCGTCTCAGAAAGGTATTGCTAATGGTGTAGCCCCTCTTGGAGCAGATAGCAAAGTTCCAGCAGCCAACCTACCCACTCCTGTAGATATTAGCGGACTGATCCCTCTTGCACAAAAAGGTGCTGTGAGTGGTGTTGCTCCTTTGGGTACAAATAGCCGTGTACCTTCTGCTAACCTTCCAACATACCTACCACAAACCAAACGTATCTGGAGGGAGGTTAAAGGACAACGTGTTGTTGGCACCTATTACAAAAACTTATCCGGTAACGAACAGATTGTCCACGTTCGGCACAAAGCAACCACAACAACGGGTCGTTTCACTCAGATCGTCGTTCGTGCATCTTCGGTATCACAATGGTTTAGCTTTTCAACCCTGAGTCCTTCGTCTCTTGGCTCTCAAGAGGAGGTTATGGCATCTGTACCCGCAGATTGGGAATATGCTGTGACAAATCAAGGAGGAACCACGGACATCAGCTTGATTGACATTTGGTACGAAATGTACTGATCCTCCCACATTAGCCCAGCATTCGCTGGGCTTTCTTTTGCTTAAAATAAATTCTTGACAGGATAAATGAAGGTGGTAAGATTAGCTCCAGAAGCAAAGAAAGTCCTTTGTTTTAAGGCCCTAAAAGATGCGTAATCGTCGCCCCTGTGGGGTACAGTGGTTTTGAAATTTAAACAGTTTTTGAGGAGTAAAACGTGAACAAACAATACGGTATTGATGCACGACACGAAGCTACTTCTGACTGTCTCTATGCAAAGAGCTTGGGAAGTACAGCTTTGAATGAATTCCTCTCAAGCTGGCTGGATGAAGGCTATGAAGATATCCATAATAAAGATATGGATTATTATCTTGCATTGAAAGAAATCTCAGATAAGCTCAGCACACCAGAATGTCTTTTGGAGAATTGAAATGACTTATTATCTTATTGGTGTAGTACTATCTTTCATCCTTACAGCTCTCACACAAGTGCTTGACTATTGCTGTGGGGTTGATGTAGATAAGAAAGAAGCTTTTAACTGGTCTCTGATCCTTTCTATTTGTAGCTGGCTTACAGCAGGGCTTGCTTTATCCTACATTATCAGCTATTATCTCAGCCAGTTTAACTACCCTTGGAGAAATAAATGAACACTGAAAAACGATCTTGCAAACTAACTTCTGCTGGTATTGAGAAATGGAGTGTCCATAACATCAAACCTGATCCAAGACAAGTATTCACTATAGAGTATCAAGCTAAAGACCAGTACTGGATCAAAGCATGGTGGGGAGAGTCTTGCATCCTCGGTTTAGATATGGTAAATGAAGTATTTTGGGATGAAGCTCTTGGAGAGTATGTATGACTCTTACATGGGCTTCCTCTATCAAATCTCAGCTAGAATTGCTAGGCTTCCTGTTCCACAAGCGTCCTTGTGATAATTATTGGGAGCTTTGTCTTGACAATGAATGCGTTAGTGTAAATAAATCTCTTGGTGATCTTATTCGTAATTCAGCTAAGGAGCTTGGTGTATGAGCAATATTAGGAAATATACACGAGAAGAGTTTAACGAGCTGCACCTTTCAACCGGAGAAAGTGTACAAGGGTGTAAAGCTCAGCTTGAACGTAAATACCTGAAAGAAGCTATAGATAATATCCAATCAATTTGGGATTACCGATGATATCCTTGATCCAGACTATTACAAACATCTTGAGTCCGGTCTTAAATCTAAATGCACAGAATATGAAGATGGTGAACAAGAGTGGGAATCTCTTGAGGCTGAGTTTGAATATCGTAAGTTTGTCTCTCAATGGAAAGCTGTTTACAAAGAAGAGTCTTCCTATTCAGAACCTCTGCTGATTGATCGTAGCCACATTCGTCAAGATAGTGGTAATCCTTATATTGTTGCAGGATTCTTGACAGGAAAGGCCGATGTTCCTCTCTATGAATATAATCGAGCACAAACTGTAGAATCCTTGTTGCATGCTAAATTTAAGGCGCTTGGCTTTGAATTCAAAGAAGGCATAAGCTATTCTCAGACTGAAGGTAAGAAGTTGTACGGCAACAGCACACATTCTGGTTTGGAATATGTAACAGCCTTTGGTAAATATATCATGCCAAAAGCTGATCTTCCTAAGACACGAGGTACGTTCAAAGGTAGCTTTGAGTATCTAGAAAGCATTTATCTGAAAGACAAAGAATGGATTGAATCTCTTATCCAGACAGGTTATAATCTTCACTTCAGGAATGAACAAGCATCTGGTGTACTGCTGGCTGATGTGTATAATGGTGTTAAGACAGCTATGAATTATGTGAATACCCTAGAGGTAAAAGTAAAAAGTGAGACAAGCAAGCGTAGTGCTGTAAATAAATTGCAAGACCTTCTTAAACTTGTTGAAAAAGAAATTATGGAGATTAAATAATGTTGAGCAATAAATACACTGGTGAACGAGCATTCCATTTCTTTGATGAGAGGAAAATGAACACTCCAGAATACGGATTGACAATTCGTGATTATTTTGCAGCTAAGGCTATGCAAGCCTGTCGTTCACGGAACTCATCCTATGCTGGTTGGCATGATCTTGCTGTAGATGCTTATGAAATTGCAGATGCCATGATTGAGGCACGCTCCAAATGATCAACGACGAATACGAACTATGCTTTGCTGGTCAGCTTGATAGCATATCTCCAAATGATGTTGACTTTTATGTAACAGCCCGTGTTACAGATTTTGTCAATACAAAGGGGACGTACTCTCCCCAAGCTGCTTGTCCAGAGGATTACTATGGAGAGCAATATCTTGAATGGGAATTGACTTCTGCTGTCTATTGCGATGGTACACACGAAGAATATGAGGTATATGGGGACGAGGTTCGTTATCCGACCACAGCAGAACAGTGTTTTGTCCTAGAAAGTAAATATTCCTCCTTGATTTCATCCGAGCTTTGGGATATTATTGCTTCTGAACAAGCCGAAGAGGCGTATGATAAATATGATAGTGGACGATATAATGACTAGACATGATAAATTCGAACTGAAGTATGCGGCTTATACAGGGGTAGATCCTGATGAGGTGAAGGCCTGCCGATTGTCTAATGGAAGCTACAATCTTCCTAAGATTGCATCAGCTTTCTATTGGTATGAGACAGCTTATATTCAAGGTAAGCTGGATAGAGAGTATGAAGATATTATGAGGAGTGTTAAAGGTGAGTAGTATTACACGCTATGATATTGGTCCTTACTCAAGTGGTATGGATGTGATTGAAGATGGGGAATGGACTCTTTACGACGACCACATTTCAGAAGTAAAGGCTTTACAAGAGGAAATTGCTCTGCTAAAGTCTAAGCTCAATTTTGATTGGAATAGTATTAAATAATGGTATTTCTAAATGACATCTAACAACGAACTTATTCGCACAGTGTGTAATTCCTTGTTCACAGATTTTAGTGAGCATATGACTAGCGAAGAGACAGTACAATATCTTGATGAATATGATGCTGAGCTATCTGATATTTACACAGAGACATATGACCTTCGATGTGGTACAAAGTATATTGCTTCACGTCTAAACAAGACAATGAGCCTTTACACAAGCAATCGTGGTTGCTATAATGCTGCTGTGGATGTAGCTACTACTCTGTTGAATCTGGCTCCACAAGAATATGCAAATAAATTTATCTTTAAATGAGCTATTAAAATGAAACTTAAGCAAAGTGTATGTATCAAAGCAACACAGTTTGAAGCTGAATGTCCTCATTGTGGTAAGTGGGACGATTGGGGTAGTTGTGACCCAGCAGGCGAGGATGGCGAATGCCAAAGCTGTGGCAAAGAATATGAAGTACACCCAGACGCAGATATCGAATCTTACCAGTAAGGAAATACCCTTGAAACAAGTAGTTAAAATTTCTAAACAAAAAGATCATGAATACGCTGAAGAAATTCAAGAGTATCGTAAGAATGAACGAGCTAAGCGTGATTCTCGTAAGGCTCAACGTAGTGCAAAACGTGGTAGTTTGGATACACCAAATAAAAGTAAAGGAGAAGATGAATGAGTAAGACAACTTTTGATGTTCGCACAGATGAGAATTTTGAAGTGGACAAGATTGTATTTGCCAATCACCTAGACAAGACAGAATCCTGGGAAATTGCAGAGTACCTCGACAAGGTTGAGGACGGGCTAGTTGCAATTAATGGAAACGGTGATGCTATTTTTATCCAAGATAAGCATCACGCCTTAAACCTCATCAAAGCCCTAGAGAAAGCCATCGAGCTTAAGTGGCTTGTATAGATCAAAGCCCACCGAATGGTGGGCTTTTCTTTGTCTAAAATAAATGTTGACAAGAATATTTATTCTCTCTAGAATCAAACACAGATAACGGGGAGCTATTATGAATAGATTGAAACGGTGGTGGATAGCTTACAAACTACTGAAGAAGTACAATCTAGGATACAGACCAACAGGAGGAGGCACATACCGCTGGTTTGATTGTGGTAAACGCCCACAGATAGAGATTAACCCCTTTCAGAATAATTTCTTTGAGACATTCTCCCACGAACTGGGCCATCACCTGTTCCATAAGATCTTCTACCTTACAAGAATTCCGGGTGACACAGGCTGGTATAAAAGTAATCTTGTATGGTACATGAATGGTGCTGATATTCCTGTAAACAAAGTGATTCACGAGGAAGCCTGTGCTTGTGCTACAATCATTGGAATTCGTATTGCTAAAGCTCTAGGTATTACTCTGGATAGGGGTTGGTTATTTCAGCAATTTCACACATATACAGGAGCAGCTTACTCTTATATGTCTAAAAATTGTGTTGACAGAGAATATCTAACTGAAGTAGTATCTGTCCTGAGCTTGAAGATTCATAAAACTTAATTACCGGAGAGACAAAATGAAACAAGTAGATAGTATGCCAACAGAAGGTCAGTTTGTTATAGTGTTTGAATATGCCGGTAGCGTTTGGTCTAGTATTCTTGTGTGGAGTGAAGGCGTTCTTTATGAGCGTATAGATGAATCTGAGGAAGAGGTAGAACAAGACTTTTATTATACTGTCCCTTACTACTTCCTGTCCGCTGAGCACTCTAACCAGAAATACTTCATCTTTGGTGAATAACATGAAAAAGATTCTAATTGCATCCCTTGTGGCCTTGTTTACTCTATTCAGTCTAGCTTGGCTGTACAGCAATATTCTTAAGCCAACACCTTTGGAATATCGACCTGTAATGCAGCAATATGATATACCTAGGGGTATTCCAAGCACTGTGCCTAACAGTGCGTATCCTCAGATTAGCGTTAAGAAAGAGAATGTTAGCTTGAAAGAATCTTTTGAATCAGCACATAAACGGACGGAGTGATTTATGTTCCTATACCACTGTAAAGAAGACGACAACTCTTGGTTAGAAGTTATGGACCAAGTAGATAGGGAAGGAATGCTACACATTGCGATAAATGAAATGATCCTCGATGTAAAAGGTGAAATGCGTATTCCATATGCAAGATTTAAAGAGCAATGTGTATACATGCCAAGGGATAGAGTAGAAGAGTTAATTTCTCACCTTCAGGATGCTCTGAGTAACCCTAATTTCTAGACAAAAGAAAGCCCCGCAAAGAGCGGGGCATTTTTGTTCTTGTTCTATTTTCAATCCGTATCTCTTATTCTTAATTACCGCTTGTTCATCATATCCAATCTCTGGATGATATCCAGCTTCACTTGCTGCATACCTTCTTTGAAGTCCATCCGCGTACCAGACATCTCACGCAAGAACTGAGTCTGTAGTTCCTTCACTTCCTCACGGCTAGCCTTCTGATCCTGAAGCCGTCCAATACTTCTTTCAGCAGCCCCTGTACGAGCTGAGAGCCCTGCCATATCGTTCTGGATAGCTTGCCTATCCCCTTGATAGGAATACACCCCCAAAGCAATCACAAAGCCTACAGCCATCTTGCCCCAATGATCTAATATACTTTGCAGCTTGTCTTGTTTAGGCTTTTCATTTTCCGACATCTTGAGTTCCCTCTCGTGTATATTTATTCTTTAAGCCTTCAATAAGCTTCATATGAGCCCTAAGACAACCCCTATCCTTCACATAGGCATAGGAGAGTGATCTAGCTGTGATAATCTCCATCCCTTGGGGTAGGTAGGGAGAAGTCTCAGAACAGTTTACAGATAGCAATTCAGCAGGAATATAGAGCTTTTCAACCGCATAAACTACTTGTGGCTGCTCTTGTTTATTTGAGCAAGCGTACAAGCTCATCAGGGAGAGGAGCATCAATATCGACAGCAGAATTTTTCTCATTAGTAATTACCTCCTTTTGTTGTGTAGTAGTGCTAATAGGAGGAAGACTAAGAATACTATCTGCTGAATATTTAGCTGTACAAATTTCATTCTGAACATCTTTAGTAATCTGGATATATTCTTTAGGGCTATCAATCAGCTCTTGTCTAAGATCAGCAATTGTCTTATTCAATTGAACATTAACCAAATACACTTCAGAGCTTTTCTTTGTAATGTTTTTAATCTCAGATTGTTGATGCTTATTCAGAGATACAGAAGCTAAAAGAAGAGCAATCAATCCAGCAATGATATATCCAGAGCTAGCCGCTAATATCCCAGTGATCCCTGTCGTCATTCCTTTTAGAATAGTGCTTAGGAAGCTCACATACTTTTCCCTCTTTAGATTTATTAAAGTCCTCTACTTCCTGATCCATAAACTTGCCAAGAGCATACATCCCAGCAAAGAACATTCCCCACAAGATTAGAGCACTCACTGTAAGAACAGTATTGAGTACTCCCAATAATGCAAGTCCTGCCATAGAAATGGCAATAAAGATATTAGATGCTCTTGTGTAATATTTATGGTACTTGCAAATATGAGAATATACTTTTACTTTACGGCTTTGTTTCTTTCCCAAGAATATTCCTTCCCTGCCACTGGCTCATTTTTGTTTTGTAATCTCCAGGCTCATTTCCCATACAATAAGCATATTGTTTAGTAGCGCGAGTAACAAGCCCAGGAAGCACTTTCATAACACCGCCTACTTTACCATACACCCATCGAGTTAGTTGTAAGCAAGAAGCATCATAGTCTTTATTATTTAAGTTTCTAAGATAAGTGCTAGATGCAACATTATTCACACCCTTATTGAATGTGAAATCTGTTCCTGCTGCTTTCATCCATTCAGACTTATATGGTACTTTAACAAGACTATAATATCGCTTTTCATGCTTAAGCCAATCTTTAACAAAGATAGCAACACACTCATCTTCTGTATATTTAGGTTTAACTACTTCACCTTTTTGCACAAGGTGTCCAACACAAACAGTAGTAAGTCCTACAGGATCAATATAGGGGGTGAGATAGAAGCCTTCTGATGGGGCTGTAAGCTCTGCAGCAATGTAAGCTGATGGACCACCAACTCCGGTTGCTAGAAGAGCTACAGCTATCTTTTTCTTGAGGGAATCAGTGATTTTAATCTGCATATTCTTCACCCAATAGCGCTAGTGGTTGAAATATCATTTCTGCAACTGTTTCTTTTTTCTGAAACTTCTTCTGGTATTTCTTTACCAGTTTCAATTTTACGAATTATATACCAGTCTGTATCCTTAAGATAAGCAATCGCAGAAGCTCGCTTTGCTTCTTTTTCAATATCCAAAGGAGTTTCAATTTTCTGTAGCTGAGACCAATCCATTTACTAAACCTCCTCGTTACTTGGAACAATTAATAGTTCTGATTCCCCTTGTGGGGATGCGTCGGGGAACGGGACTGCCCCATCAACTACATCCAAGTAAATTGGGGTTAAAGGGTTACGAATCTCTTCTGGACTCCTCCAATCAACTGGAAATAGAAGCGTTATATTTATAATACCGTCAATTCGTTCTATAAATTCACCGGTTACAAAGTAATTACTGCCAATTGCGCTTGCTGGTAATCGGAAACCTGATTTTAAAGGAGAGAAGTCAAACTTTTCGCCATTGATGGTGATTACATCGCCGCTTACTGATGCCTCAACAGACCAACTCACAAGATCAGGCCAAAGTTTAATTTTCATTTCCATCTACCCCATACACTAAGAACCGCACTTGAAAAGGATTGAGCTGTAGCCCCGTTACGTATAGAACAAAATACATTGGTGGGAGATGTTGGTGTGCATACAGGGGTATAATAGTCATTAGTCGCTGCTGGGAAAGCTGTAAGGGTGGCCCCCACAGAGCTTGCACCAATAAATATGCTTGGAATAACTACAGTAAACTCAGCCCGTGCGGCTGCGGCAGTGGAGGGGATTGTATTCGAAATTACCCCAATAACATGGGCGATACCATTTGCGAACTTCGAAATGGTATAACCGTTTACCACGGTAGATGACATTAGCCCGACGGTGGTAGAAGGGTCTTGGATTGCATTACCAGTATGAAAAAGCTCTATCTCTGGCGTAAGTGAACCAGAATAAGACCCTCTCATTTTAATAGTACCAGTGTTTCCAGGCGTTGAGTAAGGCCAAGCAATCATTAGCCGGTTATTATCTGTTCCAGCATATAGTATAGTCTGTTTGTACCATATACCTGTACCTCCTGTTGGACCATTTGTGGGGTTTAAGTATGTGGTATTATCAAACCCCTGTCCTTGTAAGCTCCCCCAGAAATCTGTTGTGACCGAGCCACTGGAGTATCCAATACGTTGTGCATCTGGGACATTCCCAGGGGAGTTGCCAACTGCCGCCATTGCAGCAGTGCCAAGCCCAAGATTCGTTCTTGCTGTTGCGGCAGTTGTTGCTCCAGTACCCCCTTTTGCTACCGGCACTGTATTTTCTACGGCTACAGTGCCGAGTCCAAGTGCTGTACGGCCAGCCGCAGGAGTGTTTCCGCCTGTACCCCCTTGTGTAACAGACAATGGTGTTGTAAGACCTGTAATTGAGGTAATATCACTATTAGCACCAGAGTTTGCTTTTGTAGATGAGAATTGTCCTATTACAAGGGACGCTGCTCTCAGGGCATCAGCACTATCTTTAACATAGCCTTCCATAGGAGCAATAACATATACTCCACCAGAAGCTACAGATGCTCCTCTATAGTTTGGATAAATCCCCAACGATGTGTTGCTAACAACATTAATTACTTCATACCAATTACCATCAGGACCAGAGAAGGCATCACCAACACGGGCATTTGCAATGAAGGCTGTACCAGTACCAACAACAGCATTAGAGTTTAGAGTAACCTGTACTGTACCTGTTTTATACCATGTCATTTATTTATTCTCCTAAGCTATTTGTTTTGCAAAAACTACCGGGATATACTGTGCTGTAGGAAGATCCACTCCTATTGCCTGAAGAAGAAGTCGGTTATTCCCATATTCCCACAGAGCATAAAGGTTACCTTGTCTTGAGGTGGTACCCGGCATGTCCATTGCAATATTATTTAATAGCATATAATCACCAGTATCTAACGGGGATGGTGCAGTCCATGATAATCTATAAACACCTGGACTTACTTGTGAGTACCCCAAGTAAGTCCAAGAAGTAAGAGTTCTTGTAAATTGAGCACAGGGAGTATCATTGTCGAAAAGTAGAACATTGTTTTCATCCCACAACCTCAAGCCATACGAGGCTTTTGGTGAAGACTTAAATCCAGAAGCAAACCAGTTCCCAGAGGAAAATGCACCATTTGTTCTAAAGGAAAATCCACTCCAGCTCCCAGAAGAGCCATTGACATTGCAGAATGCAAATGTATTTGACTGGTTCGGCCTTACAAATATTAAAGGTGGCTCTGTTGTAGTTATTACTTGAGGGAATGTTATTGTTAATGCGGATGTTCCACTCCAAGTTCCGCTGCTTAATACAACAAGCCTAGCAAACTCGGAGTCTAATGTAACAACATCGCTGTTATTTGTAAATGTTAGTCCATAAGACACTATTTGTTCCTCATTACAAGAAGTCTCTGTGGTGTTGTACCAGTAGGGCCAGTTCCTGCGGCGGGACTCCCAAAGTACACTGTAACCCCTCCAGTACCAACAATAGGAGTAAACATTATAGCAGAGGTGAATTGGGCAGTAGTGTCGTATGCAACAACTGGAATACATACTGCTGAGTGGGTAGATGCAGATACTTCCGGGATGCTTATGAATCTACTTCTCCCAGATGGGGATACAATAGCAGAATAAACAATCCTTACAGTAAAAGAATTCTCATCTAGCTGGAGAGTCCCATTGGCTCCCCATATCCTCATTCCAAAACTCATTCTGTAAGGTCTCCTAATTGCACACGTTTAACACCAGCAGCATCATACACCCTCAATGATCTATTAGTCATAGTCATCTTACCTTGCCCAGCTACACTACCATTAATCTCAAATGTACCCGCTTTAGTCAGCCTCCAACCAAGAGAGTTTGCAACATAGTTATCAGATTGCAAAGCATCACCAATCTTAAGCATTGTAATGCTACCATCTTGGATAAATGCGCTCTGGATAAATACTCGGTTATTCTCCACAATAAATGGAATACTCGTACCACCGGCACCATTAATTACAGCAAACCTATTAGCATTCACCAAGAATTGACTTTGCAATGCACCAACACCGTTAGCTTCAATGCTCAGACCAACACCTGCTGCAACATACTGACCGTTAGCATTAAGCTCCATCTTAACAGACCAGATTGTACTTAGTTTACCATTAGTGTCAGCAATAGCTTCACTTGTTGTATTGATAAGAGCAGTATTACCATCAACGTTAACTTGAAGTTGCTGAATAGCTGTTGCTGTAGCAGCATTGTTAGTAACAACTACTTGCTCAAGATCAGTTACTTGACCTTTGTTAGTATCCACCTGCGCCGTAAGTGTTGTTACACTGCTAACGATAGCTAAGTCCTGTTCTGCTCTTACTTTAACTTCTTGGTTAAAACCAGTAAGGCTGTCCCATCCACGAAGAGCGTCTGTAAGATCACCCTCGCCATTATCATTACGATATTGAGCACGTAGCGCTGTAAGCTGAGAAGCTGTAGCAGTGAGACGACCATCCACTTCTTCAATCTTAGATGTGTTCTGCGTCACTTGCAAAGCAAGAGCATTCACGGTTTGTGTGATAGTACCAATATCTTGCCAATAGGTTTCATTTGGTGGAGATGTATTAACTGGGACATTTATCTTAGCCTGGTAGAGTCTCTGCCCTACTCTTACTGTATCTCCAGCAGAATAAGTTGCTGTGTCTTTCCATTCAAGAGCGTCTGTCAGATTGCTAATACGTTCATTTACAGACCCAGGACCATCACCATCAATCAAATCAATGCGATCTGCTAGGTTTTGCCCAAGAGAGCTATTCTTAATTTGACCTGCAAAGTATTCCTCATATTCCGAAGGATCATTGCTAGACATGCCTTGTACACCATTAAGTGTCTCTAGTGGAAGGAATGGTCCAATATTACCAGTGCGGTCGATAAGACGTGCCCAGTAGTAGAATGTAACACCAGCGGCCAGACCATTAATATCATGAGTGATCTGAGGATATGCAAAGTCACCTAGTTTAGCTGCTAATGCAAAGCTTGGTGAACTACTCTGATAAATCTCTGTACGAGCAGCATCCTCTGAGCCCGGAAGGAATGTCCAATTAAGTCTTTGCCCATATACAAGTGGTGTTACAGTGAGAGATGCAAGAGATGGAGGAGCACCTGCTTTACCTTCAAGGGGTGTAGTAGCACTCAATCCCCACAAACTCTTAATCCCAAGAGCATTGATAGATCTTACACGGACAACATATTCACCAGTGTAGATACCACGAATACTAAACTCTTGTGCGCCTGTAGTGCCTAGCGTGATCCAATCACCAAGACCGATCTTATACTGACCTTCATACATTACAGCATTCTCTACAGCATCCCAAGAAACTGTCATTGTAGTTACAGCAAGGGTCTGCTCAATAAACGAAGCTGCTGTCACAGTAATAGGAGAAGGAGGATTCAAGAAAGCGGGAGGTACTTTACTAACTGGCCTGGATTCAAGTCTAGCTCCATTATCAATAGCAGCAAACTTACTCTGATTGTACTCTACACCAGTCACCTCATAAACACCATTACCAGAATGAACGAGCTTAGTTACCTTAAACAGTTGATTCTTAAGATCAGATGCCTCAAGATACCAAACAGCATTTACCATTGGTACTTCTGAATATGCTGTACTAACTGTTACTACATTACCTTGCACTTGATCAATTGTTCTTGCTTGCTGTGTACCATCTCGTAATGCTACAAACAACCGATCACCAGCTTTAGCTTCTGTAGCTCTGTCGAGAGTTACAACCGTAAGGGTGCCAGACTTAAGTCTACCAGTGAAAGGCTTACCAGCAATAAGAGGATCAGCTACACCAATAATCTTCCCTGGCTGTACTTTAGAGCTAAGACCTTGCAAACCAGTCTTAAATGTCACAGTACGATTGTACAGGTTTGTCAGAAGGTTATACTTCCCCTTACGCTGAGCTTCCCCACGAGACGTACAGCCAATAGCAGAAAGCTTAGTCTGCCTATCTCCACCCCAACGAAGAATCTCTGCTTTCTCCCACACAGCCTCTACTTGTGTACCGTAGTGGTTTGTAGGTTCATCATAACTAACAAGAGCTGATGTATAAATACTTCTCTCATCTGTTGCTTGACAATCAAAGTTACCTTCTACGACATCAGCACGGGAAAATGTAGGAATATTATCAGTAGACTCTTCTTTGTCAGCAATGGCAATAAACTCATTACCATTCCAATACGTCATACCATTAAAGATGCTACAGATATCTCTCAGTACTTGCCAAGCATCTGTTTCACTTTGCAGATAGACATTGCATGTATGGCGAGGTTCAAAAGTGCCAGAGCCTTTTCCATCATCTACCATTACATCGCAGTACTGAGCTACTTCATAAAGATCCCACTTACTGACTTGGTTTAGATTAACTCGATTGCCAAGACCAAATCTTTCATTAGTGACGATATCAAGAAACACCCAAGCTGGGTTATCTGTCCAAGCCCATTTAAAATCTCCAGTCCATACCCCTGTATAAGTACGCGTCTCAGGATCATAGTTGCTTGGTACACGAATAATGCGACCTTTCACTTTAACAGAGATAGCTGGAATACTACCGCCACCAAACAGACGTGAGTCAAACTGAACAAACAGGAGAGCTGTGTTTGGATAACGTTGCTTTGCGTCTACAACTTCTGTGAAGCTCTTAATAGACATACTATCTTGAATAGAAGAGCTTGTGCTATCTACAGTTGTACGTCTTACTCGAATAGTCCAACCAGAAGATGGATTCTTTGGGAGGTTAACTCTGTGGGTTCTTTCATATGCACTATTTGTTTTACCACTGACAGTGTAATTCTGATATGTGACAAAAGGACCACCATCTGTTGCAATATCAATAGAGTAATTAATTGCATACCCTACTGTGTCCCCGTTAGTGAGCTGTTGCTGAAGAGCTGGGAAGTTAAGTGTTACACGAACAGCAGAGAGGGAGACTTTAGTAATCTGCCTAACCCACGGCGTTACATATTTAAGGGAAAAGTTAACAGTAGTCTCGTTGCTTACTTCTGGATTGCCTTGGATGTAAGGTTGGTCAACAGTGCCACTTCTCCATTCCCAAGTAACACCACCAAAGTTCTCTTCACCACCAGGACCAATCAGTGGCGTTCCATTTAAATAGATATCTCTCCCTGTAGGAGTACCAGCAAGCTCTCCCTCTCCAACAGCTACAAGTACTTTAGCATAAGCCACAGACTGAAGGTTATTAGGTGTTTCTACCGGAGTATGTGCTTCCTCTTGACCACCTTTCGAACCTTCTACTACAGGAACATAAGCATTAAACTTAGCACCATACTCTTTCTCTAAATCCCGCATAGCTTCTCCTTACAATTGATCCTCTGCAAGGATGCCCGCAGAGATAATAGCACCACCAACTTCACGCTCCCCATAAGGAACACCAATAGGATTTCCTTGTGCTGTAGTATTTACAGGTCCACCAAAAGCATAGGATGCCTTATTCTCAACATCCTCTTTTGTCTTTAATCCTTGTGCTTGTGGGGTAAGCATTTGAGCTACACCACCTAGGATAAGGGAGATGCCTAGACTATATGTACTACCACCTGTAAAATAACCAATTACAAGAAATGCTACACCGAGAATAGTCTGGAATAATCCGGCTCTTTTACTACCCTCATAAACTGGGAGGATTCTTATAATAGATTTTTTACCAATATCAAATTCATCTGTATCCTTGATATTATGTTTACCGTTAAATACAGCAAACCGTACACCTTTACTCTCCGATTCTTCCATAGCTTTGGCAAAGCCTTCCACTTGAAGTCTCATAGCTTTAATAGCTTCGCTACCTTTACCTACTAGAAACTTGTGGCTTCTACCGAGCTTCCTAAGATAACCACCAAGCCTCACTTCCACCCAATATTCCGTACTAACGCTAGACATACTAAACTCCTTGAGGGATATTCTTTATATCCTTATGTCTCAGGATCATTCTTGTTCTTTGTGACCACTGTCCACCATAGACAATAATCTCACTATTCTTTCCGTACATATGATGTAGCATGAAAGGACCACCATGCAATCCACGACCTTCAAATTCTTGTGTATGACCAAGATAGATTCCAGCATGGTTTGGATGATATGATTTACCAATCTGCATCACAATCATATCCCCGGGTCGAGGGGTAGTTACAAGTTCAAATCCGGCTTTCTCATAAAAGTCTTCATACAAGGACGGACCTTCTTTATTCTCCCACCACAAATCTTCTCTTTGGAATCGTTCAAATTTAAGGCCATGATACTTGCTATAATAATCAGAACATACTTGCCAGCAATCCCAGAAGCCGTGGACGAAAGGACGACCAAGCAATTCCTCACGTTTTTCAGGCAGTATTTGACGATAATCACCTTCGGGCCAGCTTACTATGTGCCAAGGGATTGCGTTGCTTTCAGGGTCTATTTGTAGTTCAATCTCTCGGTTTGCGCTCATTACAGCAAGGTCATACGAGCTAGGAGTTGTTGCACTATCTGGATGGCTATGAACAATCCCCACAACCTCTCCAAGATCATCAGCATCTGCAAAAGATAGAGGATTCATCTTAAAGTCTTTGGTCTTATCTGCTGCAATATTCTCGCAGCGAACATACAGCTCTTCACCTTTATCTTCTGTTATTACTACAACACCACAAATCTCTTCTGGATAGCCTTCTTTGGCATGTTTAAGAATGGCATTAACTGTAGCCCTCTTTAGTTTCTTTGGAATACTGTTACTATTATTTATTGCCATTCTTAAATTCTCCTTTGTTGCTATTATGTAATAAGGCTACTTGCAATAAATCCACCAAAAGGAAGTTCTGCCTCTTCTCCAAACCTTAGCTTACAATCAAGACATAACCCACCACAAGAGTCCTCTGCTGGATTGTCTGTAGGAACACCTTTGTCTGTAAAGAATACATTACCAGTCCATCCGCAATCTGGACCTCTATATCCATTGTTTAATGCCCAATGACATACTGAGTAGATTTGTCTACGGGGTAGTTTCTGTCCTGTAAGGTCTGCTGGAGAGGATAGTTCGAATGCTACAGTCTTCTTATTCTCAGAAGTCTTTCTTGTGATATACCAAGTTTGTGTGTATTCCATTTCTGGATCAGCATCCCTACCACCATCCAGATACTGCTCAAATGTAAGATGTTCCGTTACACGAGCTTTGAACAAGTTCTGTAGCTGAAGGCATAGAGAACTAATAGAACCATCAAGGTTGGCTACAGTGAGTGTAGGAGACGGGCTACTACCTGTACCATCCATCTCCACCCCTTCAAGCTGATAAGGCCAGCAAGCATATTCATTCCCTTGCCAAAGGATTGTCTTAGCTGGAATATCCATTCCTGATGCTTGAGCAGTTAGCAATTCAGCTTCTGTGTGTGGTACGTTATAGTTATGAAAGCGTAGAATACCCCCTTGGAACTCTGTACAATCTACTTCAATTAATCGTACCTTAGCTCCAGGCTCTAGCTTCTGAATCACCTCAATAATATCTTCTTGAGCCATTATTGAGTACCTCCGCTAAGACTTGCATATGACTTCACAAATGTTCCTGTGATTACATATAGTCCACCACCTTGTTCTGTAGGATTAGGATCTAAGCAAGTGTAGAGTCCGAGAGTACCAAGAGGTGGAGTCCAGAAGAAACTACGTCTACCTGCCTGTTCGTCAAAGAAAGCCATGATCACTTTAGCTTCCTCTGTGCGAGCATGTACACGAATTGCATATTGTTCAGTCTTATTATTCACACCATCAGAGCTAACTTGCTTATATCCATTACCAAACTGTACTTCATCAACTTCATATTTAATGGTTGGCGTTAATGAGTTCTCCACCCTCCACGTAAAAGTTTGAGTAGCCATTTCATCTCCTGAAATAAGTAAGGGAGGAACAAATTATACAGGACGTATACCGTTCCTCCCTATGTATTGCTATGTTACTATGTATCTATAGTGTTTGTCAATAGAATCAAATACATCAATAGAAGATTCCTATCCTTTGATTGCTCTGTTGATTTGTCCACCATCTTTAAGCCCTTTGTTCAAAAGACTATTAACTCTTGTGTCTACAAAGTCAGCAAGCTCTTTACCAAAGCCCTCATAAGCCGGACTGTCAGAAGATGAGCTAGTACCGTCAGAGGATACGTTTACATACACGTTAACAGCAGAGCCAGATGCTCCAGTGCTGCTACCAACAAGACGTACACCAAGAGAACCGTCAGAGGATCTGGCAAGAGGTACAATAGCTTCAGGGCCAGCCTCACCCATCACACCAGTACCACCACCTGACATACCAAAGGCTGTAGGATTAGATACGATACTGTTGGTGAAAGCTCCACCTTGTGCAAAGAACTTAGTTCCGCTATCCCATGCACCACCTTTAGCTTGAGGGAAGTATGTACTACTATATCCCGCAGCAGTAGAACCAGCAGAAGCTGTTGCTCCTCCAGCACCACCAAAGTATGCACTGGCGGCAGTAGAAGCTAATCCAAACAGGCTACTTAAGGCACTGCTAGCAGCTTGCTTAGCTGCAATCTTAGCCAAGTCAGTAATAATACTTCTAGCTAGATCACTAAAGTTGAGCTTGCCTGTAGTAACAAATGTACCAAGAGCATCCCCCATACTATCAAAGGCACCACTCACTGCTCTGTTTATAGAATCAGCAAAGTTATTACCTTCGTCAGCGGCATTCTGAATAGCCTTTGTAAAGCCATTGGTCCAGTCCGCATTAGCCTCTTGAATGCGAGCATCGTTAGCTACAATCTGGTCTGCCATTGCTGTATGAGCAGCAGTTAGGTTCTTGAGGTTAGTAGCATACTCTTCAGGGTCCATCCCATTACTAAGAGACTTTGCAAGTTTAGCTTGATCTTTAGCATAAGATCTATCATTGTCCGCTAGAGCTTCATCTACTTTACCTTGTCTATCCCCTTTGCCAACAGCAGCGGCTTGTCTTTCACCACTTACGGCAGTATTCTCAATCTGTTGTTTTAATGCATCATTATAGGCTTCAATAGAAGCTGTACGAGCATCAATCCGACCTTTCTCTTTAGTGTCTAGGACTTCCTGTTTAGATGCATTAGCTTCAGCAGCTTTAGCTCTATCGGACTCGGCTTTATTGAGTTGGTTGTTTAGAGAGATATTAGCTTGAGCAGAGTTAGTCTTATTCCCTTGTAGACGCTTAATAGCAGCAATCTGTTGTTCATAACTATCATCAACAGCCTTAGCCTCAGCTTCAAGAATAGACTTCTGAGAAGCATATGTAGCAGCACGAGAGACAATGTTAGCCTCACCAAGCGCTGTCACTTCCTTGTAGTAATTAGAATATTCAGATTTTATAGAATCAAGATTATTCTTTACTTCCTGTATTTGTGTATTATCTACAGGAGAGGATTTAGTCTTACCTTTCTCAGCATCAGCTTTAATTGCCTCAGCTAATTTACGCTCAGAGTCTGTCTTATTTTTAACATAGAGAGCTGTTTGCTCTTCTGTAATCTCAACACCTTTTAGGGAAGCATAAGCAAGAATTGCTTTCTGCTCTCTTTCTACTTTATCAAGCTCACTTCTTGCTCTCTCAACTTGAGTGCCTGAAGAGGAGCTTCTTGCTATCTGACTGTTTGTAGCAACGTTAGCTGCTTGTCTTGCTACTTCTTCAGCTCTCTTGTTTGCAGCCTTAGCTTCAGTCTCTTTATTGGTGAAATCAATAGACTGCTTAAGAAAACCTATGCGTTCCCTAAGATCCTTTACACCTTGATCACCAACATATGTTTTTGTTGATACCCCTTGCCCTGTAGGTGTTACACTTCCACCACGAGTTTCAAGTTGGGATAGAGCTTCTTGTAGTTGTTTGAGTTGATCACCAGAGGATTGTTGTCTTCCAACATTAAGTACTGCATCCCATGCCTCAAGGGCTATATCCCTAACTCCGCGCCACGACCTTTCAACAATACCTAAGTTATCTTGTATGTTTTTAGCCATATTTTCTGCGCCAGCAGCCAGCTCATTCTGAGCAAGTGACACTGCACCAATCAAATCACCTTGTCTTTGCAGAGCATCCACTTGAGCCAGTACAGAAGCTGTAAGGAATTTATACTTATCATCAAGAGTGACTACGGCTGAAACAGGATCTTTGGCTAGAGATGCAAAGTCATCTACAGTGGCTTGGATTGCTTGTCCTGTAGCTCTCTGCATGTTGATCGCAGCTAAAGCAATCTTTTCAAACTGATCACCTGCAATCTTACCAGAGCTTTCCAATGCAGTTAATGCAGTGGCAGCATCTCTAGAAGTACCAGAAATCCCATCAAGATTTCTTTGCATTGTTAAGAATGCGTCTGCTGTCACTCCAGAGAATCCAGCAGATGATGCAGCAGCCTTGCCAAACTCTGTAAGCTCATTACTGCCTTGATAAGCAGCAACACCGAGAGCAGCAATCAATCCAGCTACAACAGTAAGAGGACTCACCATTGCAAGAAGAGCACCCCCCACAGCTTTAAATGCTGGGACAATACCCCCAAACGTATCCTTAATCTGTCCACCTTGTTGCAGCAGTACAGTGAAAGGGGCTTGCCCACCTTGAAGGGATACTACAATGTCTGTAAACTGAGCTGGTAATCCACGTAAGGCAAATGCTGTTTCTTTAGCTGTCTTACCTGTGGTCTGGAGAGCATCATTATAACGAATCTGAGTTGTACGGCTTCGTTCTAGAATGCCATTGTATTTCTCAAAGTCTTCTCCACCAATTGCACCAGAACTCTTTTGTTTAGCTAATTCTTTCTGGAGACGATCAAGCTCATTGAGTTTAGAGATGGAAGGATCAATCTTAGCAAGAAGGTCTCCCAGTGCAGATACTTGTCCTCTTTCAGCATCAGCGGCACCTTTTGTCCCTTGTGCAAGCTGTCTCTTAGCTTCATACTCTTTTAGAGCAGCATCAGCACGACTATTAGCGGCAGATACAGCACCAGAACTAACGATCCCTTGTTCAGCCTCACTAGCACCCTTTGTAGCAGTTGTGAGCCTTTCTTGTGCTGTAGCAGCGTCAAATGCAGCTTGTGCAACTGCCTTAAGTCTTTCTGGTACGCCTTCTGTTCCAGCGGAGGCTTGTCTCTGAGCAGCACCTACTCCAGATAGCTTGTCTACAGACTCTTGTAGTTTAGCATTGTAGGCATCAAAAGCTGCTGTACTAATATTACCTTTGTTAGCAAAGAGAGCAGCTTCTTGTTTAGCAAGATCATTCAGCTTTTTAGTGATTGGGTCAATCTTACCAAGAAGAGTTTCAAGCTCTTTACTTTGTTTCTCTGTAGACTTAGCAGCACTCTCAGCCGTATCTGCCACTTGCTTAGAGGATGAAGCTAGCTTATCATCAGATGACTTCTTCTTTTCGTTAGCAGAGGCTGCTTTATCAGAGGCTTGTGCAAAATCATTTAAGGCTTTAGTTCCTCTCTCAAGAGGAGTACTGTCTACCCGTATCTCAAGTTCAGCTATTGTTGGCATCTGGCTTATTCTCCCCCATTGTGATAAGAGCTTCGTTCTCCATCACTTGAATGTCAGGGAACATGTCTTGTATTTGTTTTTTCTTATATCCAAGCATTTTAGCTACAGGAGGGATAGCTGTGTAATCTAAACCAATAGCACCACCCATACCACTTGTACGCCATTGTGTATTCATTGAGTGGAAGACAGAGAAAGAAGGCCAGTTAATATCCCACACTTCAATAATCTCAGGAGGGATTTCATCTAGCTTCATACCAAACAAAGCTGCTTGGTGTTCATCAACATCTTTCTCATACATGGCATGGGCGGTGCTAATCAGTTTCCCTGACGGGCGCTCACGTAGGCAGCATTGTAAGCATTAGTGATAGCTTCAGTGACAGAGATAGAGCTGTTTACAAGAGCTTCAATATTATCATCATTGAACTCATCATCAAAGTTCCAGCCAATTACAATATCTTTCACCTGCCCCACTTGCAAAGCAATCTCAGCTTCAGCCCAGTCTTCCAGAGTATAATCCGTACCAGACTCTCGCAGTTCCTCAAACTCTTTACCCCATTTGGAGAACAAGGTAGCCAATTCTTTACGAGACTTAGCTTTGAATACAAATTCTACTTCCAAAGGTTCACCACCAACACGAGGGATGCTTACTTTAGACTTAAATGTGGGGGCTACAGCAATTACGAATTTCTTAGCCATGTGGCTTCTCCTTAGTTATACGAAACTGTGATTCGATTATTATTCAAATCGTCTTTTAAGATCTGAGCCCGTTCTTCAAGGCCAAGCTCTACACTTTTGTGATGCTTAATTCCTGTATCAATGCAAAACTGTTTATACCCTGGAATCAGGTCTAGGATAATTTCTGCCTTTGCTGCTTGCCACAAAGCATGAAACTCTTCAGGTGTTTCTCGTACACCGAGATACTTCATCTTACCTTTATCCATCAGAGCACCGTGCATAAACCAACGTCCATTCCAGTGAGATTTCCTCTTGATAACACCTGCTGGAAAATCACCACTCTGCTTACCAAGATCAACAATCACAGAATTAATATTTCTAGGGACGAATGCACAAAGTTCGGGAGAATAAACTTTATTCCCTTTAAGTTTAATATCTTTGTCTAGGTGAGCAATTTTATAGTTGTCCTCACCGAAACCTTCAGACTTGCTCCATTCAATAAAGAATGAAAGATACTTAAACCTCTCGTCAGCCTCACAGAAATCATAGGCACGAGAAGCACGGGGCTTACCCTTACACCGATTAACAAGAGACCTCCAACGACTGTAGAACGGGCACTCCCATCGTACTGGTACGGTTGTAGACACTTGATAGTCAGCGTCGTTTACGCCCCAATTATGAAGCAAACCTTTCGTCAAAACAGATACCTCCTCTTAAATTGAAGAGGTATCATAGCACATCAGATTACAAAATCAAACAGATTTTTGGTATCTAGTTACGCGGCCTTGCTGAGCCAGAGTAATTACACGCTGCATCAGTTGGTCACGAGTAAGGGTTGGGGTGTTAGTAATGGATGCTACCGAGTTGTAGTAGATTTCATCGCCATTAACCAGATTCAACCGTTGAACGCGGGTAGCCTTCAACTCATCAGCCTTTTCTACGATAGGTACGTAAGCCTGGGTTGGATCATCTGCAATTGTAAGGGTCAAAGTAGAAGGGTTCTTAGAGGTTGGGAGTTGGCGTTGCTCGTCCTCTTCCAGGAAGGCAAAGGTGTAAAACTGCTGGTCTCCCCCACTCGAAGCTACTTCCATGATCTGAGGAATGTTAACCCAGGTCTCAACCTTGTAGAAAGAACCAGCGGAGGCGCCTGCTGGAAAACGAGTTACGTCTGTTGTATCAAGTTTCTCAAGTACAAAGCTAACATCAGCAACAACACTCTTAACTTTGAATGCTCGTCCAGTGATACGAGTCCAACCAGAGGTGATTACTACAACATCACCAGCTACAACATCATGAAGAGCTGCACTAACTACAGCTTCTGCTGCGTTGCTAATAGCAGTGATTGTTACCGGCTCACTAGAAGTGGCCTCGAAGTAAAAGCTGCTACCGTTGGGAAGGCGAAAAGCCATATTTATATCCTCTTTCTAATTAATTTAAATTCTTGTCAAAAGTATATCTTGCTTAATTGATGTCTTTAGACAGTATCAGCCCTATACTCAAATGAACAAGGAACCACCCAACTCCCAGATTGATCTTTACCTTCTGGAGAATGAATAGGAGATAGCACTTGTACACTAAACATAGATGGATCATCTTCTTTAAACAAAGCATATACTGGAAACTTAGTTTGTAGCTTTTCTACAATATCATCAGCATTCCCAGAACCATCACCTGAAGCTGTAATAACTTTCATTTGATACAAACCAATATACTCTTTGTGATCACCACCAAGTGTACGTGTTTGTGTGTCTGCTGGAATGAGGTGACATTGTATGTATGTTTCATCAACATTTGGAGTGAAATTAACATTATCAAATGAGACTCTAAGACTATTAGCCTCAGCAAACAAACTCATTTCATAATTGAAGATGTTCCTTATTCGTGCATGGCTCATCTCCTTCTCCTTTAATTATTCTTGTGAAGACGTACAGCATCTTCTACTATTTGTGCAAACTTAAGTGCTGTCACTCTAACAATACCCTCTGGTGCTTGATTACTGTATCCATATTCAAGGTCATATCCGTATGTCACCATGTTCTGAATGTAAGCCACTTGTCCTGCTGTAAATGTATTAGCTGTAGCTGCAATATCTGCTAGCGTAGTATTACCTTCCGGATCACGTCTAATCAAACTAGAGCTTGCTGATCCATCAATAGTAAGCTGCCAATTCCCTTTGAACAAACCTGTCTTAACTGGAGATAAAGTGACAACACTCTTTCCCACCATAAGCACTGCATTCTGCAATACGTCATCAATGCTTTGCTCAGTCTCTTCAGTCCACCTGTTGATAGTGTCTAGGAAACTACTCATCTCTTAGCCCTTTCTCATCTGAAGTTTCCAACCACAATCAATACCAGCATTATTCCAAGGGTAAATGTCTACTACCTTGTAGTTTACATCTAAGAAAACGATGATATCGTCTTTGATAGGTGTTACCATTGCTGTAGTATTATCTTGCAAAACAGGGGATAAATACAGTTGAAAATCATCCTTTAGGATCGATGTATCTTTGTATGCCCAGTTCTTATACTGTATCCTTACAGCACTTCCATTATATGTCTCTGTACTTCCACCTTCCACTTTGCCAGTCTTAGGATTAAATACTCCAGCCACTTTCCTTGTGAGGATTGCAGCAGCTCCAAGCCCTCCACGCCCAATCCCTAGACGCCTGATTGTCATAGCTCTTAGTCTATCGTATGTGTTAGCCATTAGCATCCACCACTACAAGACCCAGCTCCTGCTAAAGTACTTCCAAACCTTGGGAATCTTGATGGCTTGTCACAGCGAGAGAATTCAAGAAGTTTATTCTTCTCACAGCTATCCGCTCCAGCAAACCAAGGCATAAGTCCTGCTGGTGGAACACTCCCTGCTGTCTTAATAAGATAATCAAGAAGCTTGATGTAGTCAGAAGATGTACTACCAGAGATAGATAGTTCACCAATCACTTCACGAGAACTATTACCACTCACAAAGAATCCAGCAGACATAGCAGCAATCACCACAGCTCGGTTTACATTGCCACCGCCTGCCTTAAGGAATTGCGCATATTGTTCTTCTGTGAACATTGGATAGTAGGGACCACCAACAATATCACCAATCATAAGGGCTAGGAGGGAAATCTTTTCTTCGTCTGTCATACTAATTCCTCCAAGGGAGGGATCGTCCTCCTGAAACAACAAAGGGCTAGCTTCCGCCAGCCCTAGGGGTATGCCTAATTAGGACTTGGTGATAGTGAATACAGCGCCTGGGTAGGTGAGAACGTTGATGAAGTTCTGTTCAGCTTTCATGTTGATCAGATCATCTTCTTCACTCAGCTTCTCGAAGTAGTAACGACCTGCATAACGGGAGTTGATAGTGCTGAAAGTCTTAGGTGGAGCGTAGTGAGTACGGAACATACCACGAACACCAGTAGGCAGAGCAATTGCTTCGCCAGCAGCAATCCAAGGAACGAATACACCATCTGGACCATCATAACCACCAGTACCAGCGTCGATGAATGTGACGCCCCACACAGTGACGGAACGGAAGTTAGCGTCGAAGCCCGGTGCAGTTTCTGGAACACCTACCAACAGACGGTTCAGGTCTTGTTGGAAGTATTTGATAGCATCAGTTACGAACGGGTTGGTGAGTACAGCATCGAAGAAGTCAGAGCCACATAGTACAACCAGTTGACGGTAGTTGCCATTCGATGCGCTATTACGCAAAGCAACACGCATTTGACGGATCAGACCAGAGACGCTAGGGCGTGGATCGTTTGCACCAGACAGGGCCAAGTTTACAGTCTGACGAGTAACACCCATCTCTTGGTAGAAGTCAATGGTATCGCCATACGAGGTAGCCAGAGTGCCAGCAGGAGCATAGACAGTACCACGAGTCAGCAATTGCATTTTAGCAACGTCAGCAGTCAGGTCGAAAGCATTGTTAATTACAAACAGCTTCTCAGTACGAACATCAGCTACTTCTTGCAGCATGACAGCATCTGATAGGCTTTCTACTTTCTGAATACCATCAATGTCCGAAGGCTTGATAGCATCCAGCAGTTGGAAGTTAGGCACCTTAGCTTGGATGAAGCCACGAACAGGACGACCAACCAAGGTATCAGGCTTAGCGTCCCAGTTCTTATCTTTGATCAGGTGGTTAGCATATTGGCTACGTTGGATTTCCAGCTTACTAGTTTGCAGATAGTTTTCTTCGAAGATACCCAATGCATCAATGATGCTAATATTACGTGGAATCTCTACCAGAATGTCTGTCAAGTCAACAAATCGGCCCTGCGACAGACGATCAATATTACGGTCAATTACCAAAGTCATTTAATATTCCTTTTGTTGTTGGGGATACTTTTCTCTTAATATCCCCAGAAGATTTAGATACGTGGGTACGTGGTTTAATTAAACAACTACGCCAGTAAAGTTAGTTACGTCATCCAGAACGATCACTTGTTGATCAGCCAACAGTTGCTTCATGATGTTGTAAGGAGTGGCACCCAATGTGGTAGCATGTACGGCTTTGATATAGTACTCTTTCAACGAAGCTTGGCGTTTGATAACAACCGAGTTATATTTCAGGGCAGCAATAGCTTTAGGAGTGAAGTCAGCTTTAAAGCCGTACTGATCACCATAAACTACGGCATATTCGTTGGTTGCAGCGATATCAGCAGCTACAGCTACCTTTACCCAAGGAGCAGACTTAGCCAAGCCTTTAGCACGGAAAACTATAGTACCAAAAGGGATAACACCTGCTGGAGTAATGTTAGCTTCATCGAAACTTACGTTAAACTCTTCTTGGTCTACAACCAAATCAGAAGACAGCTTCTGAAGTGCGATATTAGTGAAAGCCATGTTTTTATATCCTCTTATTTATTTAGATTATTGTTTGTTGCTTATTTCATGGCTTTAGCGCTAGCTACGCCTACTGCACGAATTTTATCAATGAGAGAAGCCTCAGACTGTTCTTTCTCAGGAGCTTCACTCTCAACACCTTCACCACCAATCTCTTCAAAGGAAGCTGCACGAGCATCTTTGGTAGCTTTGAATTGACCTACGATCACAGAGAACGAGGCGTCATCAAGCGAAGCCAGAGCATTGAGGTTCATATCTACTTGGTCTGCTGGGAGTTGTTCAGCCAGCATTGCACGGCGGCTATCTACAGCAGCTTGTGCTTTAGCACCTTCAAGTTCTGCGAGCTTAGCTTTCATTCCAGTGAATGCAGCTTCTTTCTCAGCAAGGCTAGCTGTCAGAGTAGATACAGCACCTTTCAAATCGGCCATTGTTGCCAGTTGTTCATTTGCAGCACTAAGCTGTGCTTGCAATTCTTGTAGTTGTGCCATTTCGGTTTGTACCCCTTCAGACTTTGAAAATTTAAAGAAACGATCCTTTACGGACATTGGTTTTGTCTCCATGTTTGTTTGAGCCCTGTCAGCAAGATACGAGTAAAACTCTTCGGGGTCCATGATAAGGTCAGCAAGACCTAATTCAATTGCTTGCTCAATTGGGAACATAGCAGCTTCTGTATTCTTTACAGCCTCTACAGACATTTTGCGCATAGTGGCTACATGAGTTGCAAACTTCTCATAAGAATCGTCAACACTTTCCTTGAGGCCTTGCAAGAAGCCTGGACGCCAACTACCATCATCGGCCCAAGGTTGCTTTTCAGCACCAGCATAGATAAAGGACCGTTCATAACCCTCCATCTCTAAGGCCTTGCTGTCATTGACAATTTCTATGATGACACCCACAGATCCCAGAGAAGCGTCAGGATGTCCAATGATTTGATCAGCAATAGAGGTAAGACCGTATGCCGCAGAGGCTGATCTACCATCGACATACGCCAGGATCTCAATACCGTTATCATCAGCAAGCTTTCTAATGTATTGCCCAGCTTGGATCATTCCGAAAGCATAACCACCACCGCTGTCTACGTTGAATACAACAGTCTTAGCTCCACGGGCTACAGCATCTTCCATATCAGCTTTCAAAGCCGTATACGACTGCCCGCCACAAGACATCCCCATGAACGAGACCGGTTTGTAGGTCAAGGGTCCAATGATATCCATGACAGCGGTTTGAGTGTCTTCATTGTAGATATAACTAGAGGATTCTTCATCGTCCTCTAGCATGTCTGCTTTAATGTCCACCTCTTTACGGTTACGGGCATTGAGATAACCGACAACAGAATTTAAGGTTTCTTGATCAGAATACAAAGGAGTGTTATAAAGGCTCTCCCTAAGACGCCATACTTCGTGGGACATCTTGGTCCTCCTTATGCATTAGAATTATTAGAAACACTTGCATCCCCTGAGCCAGCAGTTGAAGTTCCGTTAGTGTTGGACATCCCTTGCTGCATACCTTTTCCGCTTTCCGAACTAGCCCCAACTCCAGTAGGATCAAGTAGCTTCATAAGCTCTTCTGTGGTTGCGTTATCTGGTACTTGATAATCAACGCCGATATCTCTCAATACTTGATTAATTACTTGAGGTACTATTGGAATAAGACCAACGGCTTTTGCCCTTTGCCAGAATTTCCCTTTATTGTCAAGAGTTTCCTGATTTGGAAGCTCATAATCGAAGAAAGGTAAGACTGATGTATCCCAGGAATTTTGTTCAAACAAAGTCTGTACAAGCTGGTGATTAAGCTGATCTTTAATCTCATTGAGCTTAGACTTAACAGCCATATCAATGATATCTACTTTACTCTCTGAAAGAGAATAACTACCACCTGATCCACCACCAAGAGAAAGCACATCAGCAAAGAGTCCTACTTGAATCTCACGGCTGTATCTAGAGATAATCTTATCTACATCATAAGACTTAGAACCTGAGATATTCTTAATCTCAAAATCAAACATCCGCTTACCTTCAGCATCTGTAAGCATTGGCAAAATAAAGCCACTACTTTTAGCTTGGTGAGCTTCAGCCATCATTCGCTTATACATTTCAAAAGACTTCTTCCGGTCTTCGTCAGCATCTTCTGTGAGATATTCAGGAGGAAGGAACAAGATCTTGAATGCGTTCGAGTCTTGAGCCACTGAGATAGCCTCCGACTCTTGGAAAGCCTTCTTGTACTTGTATGATTCCCAGACCCCAGAAAGTGGACTCTGGCCGCATGGTGAATCATTCTGTGGATTATGCCTAAAGTGCAAGAACTTCTTACGAGGGATGAACTTCAGTGTATAGCCTCTGTTTTGCTCGTAAGCTCGTACTGTATCCCACCCATTCTCTGTGATAACTTCTGTTCCAGCATAAGGCAAGATAACTTGTTGCCATAAGCCTAGAAGCTGTCGTCCATCCTGCGACCACTCCCACTTATAAATACTACCTTGACTACGCCCTGGGAGCCCTTTAAGGCCAACCAAACCATCGTCATAATTACTACCAAAACGCTTGTTCCTAAACCGTAGGGCAATCTCATTGATTGCAAATCCATAACGGTTAAAGCTAGCCATTTGCTTGATATAAGACAGCCAGCTTTGGTCCATATCATTCATCTGTTGCTC